CTCTGCCACGGTCAAGGCTTACGACTCTGCCACGGTCGAGGCTTACGGCTCTGCCACGGTCAAGGCTTACGGCTCTGCCACGGTCAAGGCTTGCAATAACTCATATGTTGAGGATTGCACTGGGAACATAAACACAGTTTCCGATTATGGAATAGTCAAAGACTACTACAATCATAAGATATATATAAAGAAAGGAAAATTCGAGATTATTGAGATCGAATAAATTCAAGGCCTTAGCTTATCGGCAGAGCGTCCCTAACATGGGAATAGCCGGGTTCGACTCCCGGAGGCCTACAAATAAAGATATATGAGAGACATCTACATCAAAGACCCCGACGGTGAACCGGAATACGACGGGGAGGAAGAAACAGAATCCGAGGACGATCGGTATCAACGAGATTGGGAAACCAGCACTTTATATTGGTAAAGGAAATCATTCAAAATAAATAATCATGGAATCAAGCAGTTACGAGGTACTTCCAGTAGAAAGCCATGAAGTACAAATTTTACAGGCAGATGCGGTTGAAAGAGCAAACGTGGACTCACAAGTTGCGACCGCAAAAAGATATCCTAGAGATATCAGAAGGAGTATTGATAATTCCGTGGTAATGGCCACGATGAATCAAGACACGGCAAGGTCATGCAGTTACGCCTTGCCAAGAGGAGGGAAACCTATTACTGGCCCATCCGTACACCTCGCCAAGATAATCGTATCCAATTGGGGTAATATCAGGACAGAGGCCAAGGTTATCCAGATAACGGACAAGCAGATCATCAGCAGGGGTACATGCTGGGATCTGGAGACAAACGTAGCGTCCGCGTTCGAGGTTCGCAGGAGCATAGTGGATAGCAAGGGGAAACGTTACTCAGACGACATGATTACCGTAACGGGAAACGCCGCCAACTCCATAGCTTATCGCAATTCCGTATTCGCCGTTATCCCCAAGGCCATAGTGGACAGGGTCTATCAAGCCGCCCAAAAATTCATCACGGGGGATCTATCCGACGCTGACAAGATATTAAAAACGAGGACTAATATCATCAACAAGTTCAAGAACGAATACGCCATAACGGAAGAGGAGGTCATTAAGCTATGCGGCAAACAGACCAGCAATCAGATAGGCCCCGACGAGATCGCCATGCTGATCGGGATCATACAAGCGTTAAAGGACGGGGATACCACGGTAAACGATCTAATCCTTCCAATTCGTGAGACAAAGAAAGATGTCGATCAAAAAAAGGAGGCGATGAGACAGTCTAAGGGCAAAAACAAAGAGGACATGCCATGAACAAGTACTCATCCTATACCAACGCCGAGCTGGAGGAGCATTTATCAAACTACCTTATTGACTCTTGGAGTTACAGCAAGGTAGCCTCTTTCTCCCGGAACGAGAAGGAGTTCGAGAAACGGGAGATTTACCGGGAAAGATCCAGATCATCCTCCAGCACGGTAGCGGGTAACGCCTATCATTCGGCCTTGGAGTATTTCTTCATGGAGCTACAGCGCAAGGGGCAAATAATACCGATCACGGAAATGGAGAGGGTAGCGTTCTCATACATAGAGGAGGTACACCCGAATGATTGGAAGATACAGAAAACGACACCTACCGTAGAGGAATGCAAGATCGAGGCCACCAAGAACGCCACGAGGCTTATCAATAACTTCTACGGGGAGAAGGATATCTATCTTTCCGGTATCAAGGAGATAATCGCCGTGGAATCAAGGTGCGAGGAATGGGTAACGGTAAACGGGGTGGACATCCCCCTGCCCTGCCACGCTAGGCTAGACTTGGCGATAAGGACGGAAAGCGGTCGGACGGTCATCATAGACCATAAGTCAAGGGCCAAGTTCACCGATGACGAGGAGCTAACGTTTACCTGCGGGAAACAGGCGATGACCTACGTCAAGTGCTATGAGTCCCGCTTCGGGGAGAATGTTGACGAGGTATGGTTCGTGGAGAACAAGATCTCGAAAAACAAGGACGGCTCCTCCCAGTTGAAGAAATTCGTGATCAATCTCGATAACGACACGAGGAAGCTTTACGAGGCCATATTGTACGAGCCGCTAAAAAGGATGATAGAGGCCGTGTCCGATCCGGATTACGTGTACATGATCAACGATAGCGACAACTTCGTGGACAGGGCCGAGCTTTATAATTTCTGGGCCAAGACGCTGATAGCGGAGGTCGATGATTTCAACGTGCCCGAGTCAAAGAAGGAATTGATATCGAAGAGACAGAAAAAAATACGGGACGCTTCCCTTGGATCGGTAAACCCCAAGGTAATATCCGAGTTCAAGAGGAACGCTTCCTCATTCATTCAATATGATTTATCCAATAGTAATATGACAAACAGCGAGAAAATAGAGCATATCCTACGGACATTCGGGGTGATCGTGAACGTGGCCAAGGAGATTAACGGGTACTCGTCAGACACGTATCTGCTAGAGGTATCCGCTGGGACAAAGATCACGACAGTGATGAAATACAAGCTAGACATAGCGAACGCGCTGGACGTGCCATCCATAAGGATGGGTAACGAGCTTATGGTGTATGAGGGAAAATCCTACCTCTCCATAGAATCACCGAAGAAAAGAACCAAGTCCTTGTACTGGGACAAGAAGTATATCGACGGCATGAGGATTCCCATAGGAACGGATAACTTCGGAAGGCTCGTGGTGTGGGATCTCGATAACAACTCCACGCCTCACGCCTTGATTTGCGGAGCTACCGGTAGCGGTAAATCCGTGTGTATCATATCCACGATAGAATACGCCCGCTTAGCCGGTATCCGGGACATCGTAATTTTCGATCCGAAATACGAGTTCTGTAATTATTCCTCCGAGAAATACATAAAGGTCTATAATGATATAGAAGAAATAGAGGCCAAGATGAAAGAACTCGTACAGGATATGCAGGAAAGGGCTAAATCGAGGGCATCATGGAAAACGCTGGTGGTGTTCGATGAGTTCGCCGACGCGGTAGCGTCCTCCCGATCGGGAACGGAACTTGACATAAAGGAAATGGTCGAGGTTGGCCAGCGAAAGAACGCCTTCGGGTTCCTCGAGCCTAAAATGGAACTACGCACGGTCGGTCGTGAAAAGTCATTGGAGGAGAATCTGAAGATGTTGCTACAAAAGGGACGATCGCTTGGGTTCCGGATCATGGCAGCTACGCAAAGAGCGTCGGTTAACGTGATCACGGGAGACGCTAAGGTGAATTTCCCCGTACAGATATGCTTCCGTGTACCTAAGGAGATTGACTCCAAGGTTGTCCTTGACGAGCCGGGAGCCGAGACGTTGGGCGGCATGGGGGACGGACTAATGAAATCTCCCGAGTATCTAGGTATCGTGAGGTTCCAAGGTTTTTATAAAAAATAACGGCCATGGTTAAAAGGTACCAGCTATCCGAGTCTTTCATTAAAACACTGTCCCGCCATCTATCAGTTATCCTAGAACACGTGGATTCCAAGGGAAGACCAAGGATAGCTGATACCGTAAGATTAGCCAAAAAGGATCTAAAGAAACTCGAGAAAATAATCCAAGATGAAAGAACTGATATTCTGCCTCAATGAGGCATGTTCTAAAAGACATTGCCTTTGCCATCAACGGCAGAGGTATTGGACAGACCCGTCTAAAAAAGAAGGGGAAACTGTGAGGCCGGAATCGGCCTTACTTGACGGGAATACTCCTTGCAAAGGGTATGTCCCACAATACGAAAGAAGAAAATATAATATTAAATATTAATGATATGGGAAAGAGAAAAGAAGGTTCTTACAACTTTGACAAGAACGTACAAATGTTTTTGGCTTGCGCAAAGGACGATAACCGTCCCGCTATGGAATGCGTATATTTCAAGGGAGATTGGGCCTACGCCAGTGACGGACGTATTATCGTTAAAAACAGGATATCCGAATGCTCAAACCTTGACGAAGCCATGATACAGGCGTTAGACGGCAAATTGCTGCATAGTCTATTTTTTAAGGACATGTTGAAATATGATGACATCCTTATCTCTGATGACGGAATAGAGTGCCATAAGAAGAATGACAAGGCGTTCTTCTATTTCGCGGATGAGAACTTAAAATATCCAGACGCAGAGAAAGCGATACAAAATTATCTGGCAAAACCCAGCGTTCCGCTTCCTCAAATATCCTTTAACATGGGCTTATTCGACATAATGAGGAAAGCTTTATATGAATGCGATCGATGCACGGCTACTTTCAAGGGCGTTAACGATGCCATCATTTTTGACAGCATGGCAGAAGACGTAAGCAGTATCGGATTAATCATGCCTTTATACAATGAGGCACTAAACCAACAAATATGAGAAATTTTATCAACAAACATTGGGTATTGATATTGGCCATAGCCTTTATTCCGGTAGGGAACAGAGTTTTTAACCATGTTGACGCATGGCTAGGAATAGTCATTATGTTAACTAGTTCATTATTTATAATTTACAAACTATTTAATTTTATCAAGAATGAAAAGGACAAGTTTTAAGTTTTTTACTATAGCGATAATCGCTATGGTATTTTTATCCTCTTGTGAACGTGTAGCACCTAATTACGCTGGGGTATTGATGGAAAATTACGGGAAACAAGGGAAGGAGGATTTCAAGGTCGTATCAGGCAGGGTTTCAACTTGGGAATGGGGCACGGAATTATTTCAAGTCCCGCTATTCGACCAACGAGGCGAGTTCGGAAGCCCTGTCACGTTAAAAGCCGCAGACAATACGGAGTTTAACGCACGCCCCACTTACTCCTACAAGGTCATCAAAAACAGGGCAATAGACGTTGTTTTCGATAACAAGCACATAGACAAGGCTGATACGGAATCAGGCAAAGACGGTTTCATGCAATCATTGGAGGATAATATACTAGAACCTCGCATCTATGATCTGATCAAGGAGGAAAGCCGTAAACATAAGACCGACAGCTTAATGGCAGACGGAGGTTCGCTTCTTTTTGAGAAACGCCTTGAGCAGATTGTAGATAAGGAATTCGAGAAAAGAGGTCTTCAATTACTCACATTCTCGGCGCAATTAGAGTTTTCTAAGGCGGTTCGCGAGAAAATTGATAGTAGGAATGAAGTTAACACCAATATTTCGGTTTTAGACCAGCAGATAGCGGAGCAACGGAAACGCAACGAGTTGGAGCAATTGAAAACGGAACAAGCGTTAATCACCTCGAGAGGATTGACTAAAGAAATTCTTTATAAGCAGTTTATCGACAAATGGGATGGTCGTACCCCCCATTTATGGAGCGATACCCGATTTAATAAAGATTCAGAACTAAGGATATTAATATTAGAGTGTGTTTTTCATGGTATTAGATTTGGGTTAGAATGATTATCCCCGCCGTCCGTGAGGATATGCGGGGCAAACACGGTGGTATGGCGGAATTGGTAGACGCTAAAGTTAATTTCTTATAGAGTGGTTGAATGAAGGTTATCGTAAAATAAACTGAACTAGCCAAAGGAAGTATAACGGGTAAGGCCGAATGTCACCGCAACGTGCCAATAACAAAACTATCAGGTGAGAGTCCTGAGAAAACTCCACTCATGCGGGTTCGAGTCCCGCTACCATCACAAATAACAAATCTAATTATGGAAACAATACAGAATTTAGATCATTTGACAATGGCCATGTACCTTATCACCGCAATACTCGGACTTATAGCAGTGATCTTGGCCATATTCTTACTAATAAACGATAAAGAAAGGAGGAATCCATGGGAAAGAAAAGATACGAATTAGTGATAGCCGTTGACCCGGACATAGATAAATCCGGCGTATGCGTACTGTCTCCTTCAACGAGACAGCTAATTCTAAAGAGCCTCCCCTTCCCTGTCTTAGTTGATTTTATCAAGGAGGCGAGAGAGAGGTACAAGGGGGTAGACATAGTGGTCATTGTCGAGGCCGGATGGCTTAACGAAAAAAGCAACTTCCATAAGGCTAGGGGTAAATCCGGCGAGAGGATAGCCAAGTATGTAGGTCGTAACCAGCAAACCGGGATATTGCTTCTCCAGATGTGCGAGCACATAGGTATTCCCTGCGAAGAGGTAAAGCCTTTGACCAAGCATTGGAAAGGGGACGAGGGCAAGATAACCCATGAGGAACTCTCCTACATAGTCGGTCCCTTGCCTAAGAGAACGAACCAAGACCAACGTGACGCTACGATTCTAGCTTGGTGGTACGCCGATCTACCAATAAAAATAAAGACTTGGTGATATGGCGAAGAAGAAAGACGAGCAAGAAAAGGTGAAATGTGGCGATTGCGCCAACGGACATCCTCACAAGGGGCTATGCGTTTGGTGCATCATACATGACGCTGGACGGGTAGCTAACTCCACGAGATTTTGTAACACTTTTAAAAAGAGAAAATAATATGGAACAAGAGAAATTTGATTTATGGTGCGTGGTCGAGTTATTCGGCCATTCAAGGATAGCGGGAAGATGTACGGAACAGAACGTGGCCGGTACCAATATGCTTCGGGTAGACGTTCCGGATACGAGTAACCAGCCCGGTTTCACCCGCTTTCTCTCATCGGGGGCCATATACGCTATAAATCCTGTCTCCGAGGAAGTGGCAAGGCAAATGGCGGAGAACCTGCAAATACAACCTGTAAACATATGGGATGTAAACCACCTTGTAGACCAGAAACTAAAGTCCTTGCAGGGAGGAGAATCCCCAGATTTTGATTTTTAGTATATGGATAAGGGTTTCATAATGCTCTCTCGTAAGTTTTTTTCTAATGAAATGTGGGAAGCAGCCCGGACATTCTCGGAGTGCGAAGCGTGGCTTGATCTAATACAATCGGCACGATTTGAGGCAACCGACACGATCGAATGTATCGGAGGTAGAGAAATAACATATGGGAGAGGACAATATCCGGCTTCAAACCGTTTCCTCGCTGGTAAATGGAAATGGGGAGAACAAAAAGTCAAGACATTTCTTGCCAAGTTAAAACGGAAAGGAATGATAACTACGGATAAAAGCCAAGGGATGAATGTCATAACTCTTGTTAAATACAACGAATACAATGGTAATATCCCAACAAGCAACCCACAAAGTAACCCAGTAAACAACCTTTTAATAAACGACTTAGAGAGTTTGATAACTCAATTGATATCCCATAGAACAACCCAGTGCCAACCCAGCGATAACCCAAATAATAATAAAGATAATACTTTAAGAGAGAGTCTTAATACGCGTGAGACGCTTTTCGAGAATTTCAAGAATGAGTTATTGGGGGACGAGGAATGGCGCAGATACGCTTGCCAGATATCGGGATTGAGCGTCGCTTTCAATGACCTCATTCCCGGCGAGCTGGATAACTTCCTAGCTTGGATGGTATCCACCGGGGAGGGCGATACGCTAAAAACGATAGATGACGTGAAGAGACGATTCACCTATTGGTGGCAGGGAACAGGACTAAGGGCTTATAATCAAAGACATAATGGAGGAACAAGAAAAGAAACTTTCGGAGGCTATACAAGCCATGCGGGGGCCTACGGAAAAAGAGAGGCTCCAGCAAAAACAGGTGTTCAACCTAGTGAAGAAGCACGCAAGGACTATACAGAACGTTTCTAGGTACGATCTCTCGGACGATACGGAGTACATCAGCCACGCCCGGATGATAAAGGCGCTCGGTTGTAATTACCTAGGGATCGAGAGGCGGCAATTCGAGACAGACAGGGGGAATGACAAGGTTTTGAGATTCCTGTTGTATTATTTCAACGATTGCCCGTTGGCCGAGTCCGTATTCCCGGAGGAGAACTATAAGCTGCACAAGAACCTCCTTATCGTGGGAGATCCGGGAACGGGCAAAACGCTCATGATGCAGATATTCGCCGATTACCTGAAATTGACGGATAACCCCAAACGCTTCGTGAACCTATCCGTGACCCAGATGATGAACTATTACAAGATCCATGGTCACATAGACAGGTTCACGTACAACGAGGAGGCCGGGAAAGGGAGCATGGAAGGGAACCCGTTCGATATCTGCCTTAACGATATCGGTCTTGAGACGGAGAACCAGAAAAGCTACGGCACCAGCCTTAACAGCGTAATAGACGAGTTCCTATACGCGAGGTACGAGATATACCAGTCCCATCAGAAGAAGTATCATATCACTTCCAACCTGTCCGTCACGGATTTCAAGAATCGGTTCGGAACTAGACTTGTGGACAGGTTCAAGAGTTTTAACGTGATAATCCTAAACGGAGAAAGCAGAAGAAGATAACATGGAAATAACAGAGAGATTGAGAAACACCCCTACCGGTTTGATCGTGTTGGTAGGAGACATGAAAATTATCGTAGAAAAGTACAGGCCGTACTACAACGGCCAGAACAAGATCCCGTGCAGGGGATGCGTCTTCCGGGACGAGGGAGCGAGATTCTGCGAATACTCATCTGCTTGCATGGCCCATTTGAGGCCAGATCACGAGAGTGTGGTGTTTGCCAAAACCAAGGAGATATGACACATGGATCATTATTTTCTGGCGTGGGCGGATTTGAGACCGGAGCGGAATGGGTTGGTATAGATACTTTGTGGAACTGTGAGATTGAGCCATTCCAGAGGAGTATATTAAAAAAACATTTTCCAAATACAAAGCAATATGAGGACATTAAAGAATTGTCAAACCCCGGATATGTGGACATCATTAGTGGAGGATTTCCGTGTCAAGACATTAGCATTGCGGGAAAAGGAGTTGGTATCACCGGAAGTCGTTCTGGACTATGGAGTGAGATGCATAGAGTCATACGGGAAGTTAGACCTCGATACGTCATCATTGAGAACAGCCCAATGCTCCTTGTTCGAGGTTTCGAGCGAGTCCTTTGCGATCTTTCCAAAACAGGGTATGATGCGGAATGGCAATGTCTATCGAACGCCGCCTTTGGATTCGACCATCATCGTGAAAGGGTGTACGTTATTGCCTACTCCAACGAAATCAAACAACAAACGTGGAGGGTTCAAAAGTGGAATAAGGCTCAAACAATATTTGTCCCGCCACCAAAACAACACGGTAGATTTCCTCTCTCTGAAAGGATTTACAAAATGCCAGATTGTGAGCATATTGGAGTCAATGATGGGATTCGTGATTGGACACACAGAGTTGGATCGATCGGAAATGCGGTAAATCCAACGGTCGCCAAATACCTGTTTGAGTGTATTAAAATATTCGACAGCAATTTAAAGAAAGACATTCATCATAGTTGAATGCTGCATTCATCTATGATGAGAGTAATATAACAACATGAACGATTTAGACTTTTGCAGAGGTGTATGGTACGCCATACAGATGCTCGTTGTCGAGCTAAGGGCACCATCTATGGCCGCTAATATAGCTAGGGAGGCCAATTTTTCCAAGGATAAATGCTTGGAACTCCAGTGTGACAGCGGGGTTTACGATGAAGAGATGAAGGATTTTATTAATGAGGAAATAAAATAACAGTCATGAGAAATAAAGAACTAATCGCTCTTCTCCAAGAGCAAGACTCGGAAGCGGAGGTAATGATACGCACGTCCGACGATTAATATTACTACGATTTAGTGGACGTGTTCACGGATAAGGATGGGGATGTCATAATACAGGAGGGGTAAATGTGGAAGAGAAAATAAAACAATGTCCCGAGTTTCCCTTTTTCGGTGCATCTTATCCAGACGCAATATGCTGTGACGGCTATCTATGGGATCTTGACTCATATGATAGCGAGGTTGGGGGATTGACCATAGGCGGGGATGTCCCCTGCCCTTTCTGCAAGACCGAGGAGTTTATAGAGTACGACCCTTTTGGTTTATTATACGTAGGGAATGACAAGGAGAAAACACGTGAATGGTATTTTTCTTACATCGAAAAATTGAGGGAAGATATAGATAATAAGAAATATTTTAACAACGAATTATAATATGAATCAAATTTGTACGAATAAAGAACAATCATCCCGGCTATTAGAGGCCGGGATAAGACCGGAGACGGCGGACATGGTTTTACTATATGTTGACGATGAAAGCAATATAGCACCATGGGAGGATATCCGTAAAGACGAAAAAGGAAAGTTTTTCTATAATGTATACGGAGAGACATGCACTTTGACAGAAAGTGTACTTCTTAGAGATAGCCCTGATTACGATCATTCATATCAAGACGATTGTCCCGCTTGGTCTCTATCCAAGATGATAGACATGCTTCCTGCCACGATTTCACAACGCAACCGCCCCGATTTAAGCTTGGAAATCACAAAAGATAGCGTGTATTGGTTCATCCAATACACAGAACTGGGATACGACTGCAAGCACGAGGTTATGGAAAATAATGTCTTAGATGCTGTTGTGAATATGATTAAATGGCTTATCAAGGAAGGATACCTTGACAAGAAATTCCTAACAGATAAATGCGGCGATTGCCGACTTATCGAGTATGAAGACGCTAACGGGGAAGCTTGGTGCGCCTTCCATCAAAAGCCGGTAAGGTGCGATAGTAGAGCTTGTGAGGATATATTAGAGAAAGGAGGATCAAATGATTAAGGTAACGCTTATAGACTAATAAAGGAAGGAGATGCCTGCACATCTCCTAAAAAACAGCTAGGCTTACTTTTTATCGCTCACCAAGAAAGAGAAATAACGAGAGGTCTTAGGATAGATTCTCTTACCATTCTTTACTATGTAGCGACAGAAAATACGAGTCTTGCTGTCTTCGCGCGTTTGGTCTTCCACATTAAACACCTCCTTTCCGATTTGCCTGACGACCTGCATCGTCAAGCTATATTTAGCTACGCCCTGTCAAGCGAAACTAAAAAAAGCCCAAAGTTACAGGACAATGGGCTTGTGTCTTTTCTCGGACAAGGGAGATAGGACAAGGAGGTGAATGACAGTTCACCAGATTGGAGGTGTTAATGTTCCAACCAAACGCAACGCAAATATACAGGTTTACCATGTACTAACAATGCGTGGTTAGCAATATTTAAATATAATTTAAAATCATGGAAAGAGATATTGATAAGAGACAGACGGTAGAAGAAGCGGCTCATTTATTCGCTGAAAGCAGGAGTAGCGGTAGTGCATTCCCTGCGTATTATCAGGGATTTATAGCAGGTGCCGAATGGGAAATGGCAGAAGCCATTAATGCTCACTGGAAAAGTTGTCCAAACCTCTCTAAAGACAATGATCGAATGTGCAATCAAATGAATGATTGCAATCAGAATTGCGAGTACATGAGGTCTTTTATTAGACTATTAAGAGGAATAGTATTAACCGAGCCTTCCCGTGAAGGCTCATTATGAAGATTAAGTTATGGTAATAGCATGGTTTTCTTGCGGAGTTACATCCGCAGTCGCTTGTAGGATAGCATTGAGCTTGTACAATGATGTACAGGTCTACTATATAGATACCGGATCCGGGCATCCCGATAATACTCGCTTCCTCGCTGATTGTGAGGAGTGGTACGGTCGACCAATCCACACTATACGAAGCGATAAGTATAGCAGTGTGGCAGATGTGCTTCGGAAGGGATATATTAATGGCGCTACGGGTGCGGCCTGTACATTGAAGTTAAAAAAGGAAGTCCGGTATAAGCTCGAGAAAGAACTTGGTTGTTGGGATGGTCAAGTATGGGGATTCGATTTTGATCCTAAGGAGATAAACCGGGCGATCCGTCTAAAGCAGCAATATCCGGAAACAAAACCGCTATTTCCGCTTATAGAACGACAGATCACGAAACAGGACGCAATGGGTATGCTATGGAAAGCGGGCATTGAGATCCCTGCCATGTATAAGCTTGGGTATAATAACAATAACTGTATAGGTTGTGTCAAAGGAGGAATGGGATATTGGAACAAGATAAGGAAAGATTTTCCAGATAAGTTCAACGAAATGGCAGAGATCGAAAGAAAGATCGGTGCTACTTGTCTAAAAGACAATAAAGGTAAGATATACCTAGATGAGCTTAATCCTAATCGTGGTGATCCTGTACAAGAAATTATTCCGGATTGCTCTTTGATATGTCAGATCGAGTTTCAAGAGATACTAGATAGACAGGTAAAAAGAGTTCTTGATGGGGAAATAAGTATTAATGATGTAAAATAGTATTAACCGAGCCTTCATGGGAGGCTCATAATTAAAAAAATATATGGAAGCTAGAGAATTAGAAAAAAAACTCACCATCGTTAGATCAGATATATAATGCTATAAAAGAAGCGAATAAACAAAACAAGTATAAAATATTTTTCCCGCATTGGGTATACTTCTCCGATGAGTGCAAACTTGAACTCATGAGACAAGGATTCAAAGTCTATCAAGGAGAATGGCTCCGAGGGGATTATGGATTAATAATAGAATGGTAACAAATAAATAAATCATGGCAACAAAATATAAAATAAAACAACATGTGTGGTGTACGAACGAAAGGCATAAGTCGGAAGTCGGCGTTATCGCTGAAGTCGTGGAAGAAAAGTCTTTAGTTAAAACCAAAGATGGGGTACGTGAAGAAAACCTTTATTGTGTTATGCTCCATTATCCTAACGGGAAAATGTATTTCGAGGAATTTTTTGAATCAGAGTTAGAGTTAGTACAACATTAAGAAATAACGAATCATGAGCAAATATACATCGAAACAAATTGCCGAATCTGACGATCTGTTTGAGAAACAAATACGGAAAGTCAGAAAGTTTTATTTGAGTCGTAATCCCGATAAAATGATGATGCTTGAAGAAAGAAAAGCCGTTATCAAAGAACGGAATAAAGGTCTTTCTCCGGAATATGACAAGGAGTATTATTGTGGAACCTGTGGAGCTAAAGACGGTGCGGAGCATCCTAAAACCGGATATTGCTTTCACTGTGATACTGATAACTGGATTTCAAAGAATAACTAACAGCTAAGAATATAAAGTACGAAATGGTATTATCACCTGAAACAGTCAACGCCTACAAGGAACTGTTGACAAATCCCCAAAAACATGGCTTACAATTTAAGCCACTACATGAATGTTTTGAAGAAATAGAATATGAAGTTAGGCAAGCAAACAATAGTATTCTTGGCCGTAAACAAGAATGGTGACGAGGTTATTCTTGATAACTTCCCAGTGCGGCAAGGAGAGGTATGGACGGACGAGAGATCGGCGCATGACGAGGAATATTTTTCCGTCGAGGATCACAACTCGGCGATCGTATTTCCAAAAGGCAGTATTTATAAATTAACAGGTAAATACTTAACGTGGGAAGACGATCCCATATCTCTTAAATCCGTCATTGAGGAACTTCCTTGATGGTTATCTATGTGGAATGATAGATTCATTATAATAGGCACATCAAGTGCCGTATCCGAGCCATCACTTCATAGAAGTTGACAGGCTCGAAATCCAAGGAATCCGTGAGGAGGTCTATCTCCCGTCTTACGGATTCCTTTTTCTTTTTATCTTCTTTTTTCTTTCCCATAACTCATCGTTTATATCGTTCCTGTGACGATGGCAATCGCAGATGAACATCCTTATCTCATCGGACATCAAGGCTCCTATATCGCCAGCCAAGTAAGCGATAGGCTCCCCTCCGATCTCCATATCTAAGGCCAAGGACATATGATCCGTCAAGTGCCGGCACTCGTGGAACAACGAATTGGAGAACTCCCTGTAAGACGAGGTCCGGCCTATCACCATGACGGATTCCCTTCGCCGGTAATTTGAATAAGTCAGTCCCACGTCCAACTTGCAGGAGCCTACGTTGCCATAAGCCTCCCGTATCTTGCTTTCCGGGCAACCGACCCTCCTCAATAGGGCTATGATATCGGATGTCCTCGAGCAGGTGACGTTATACAGCACGTGGATCACCCAATCGTATCTCTTGATATGGTAATCCCGTCGTATCATCTCCTTACCGTCTTGAACTCCCGCTCTATCCTCCTCCTTTGTTGCCGGGTGAGATTGGTTGCCTTGAGATTGCCCACCACCTCGGATACCTTGTCAAAATCCTTCTCCGGCATACTCGCCAGCACGTCCTTGGGGGACTCTCCCTTCAAGATCCTCAGTATGTAGCCCCAGCCTCCCATCACATCATCTCCTCCCATATTATAGGCGTGCCGGACCCGATGCAATCAGCGTAGAACCGGGTGAACACTATCCCGTCGTAAGCGTCCGGATCGTCGCAGACGTTCTTGACATAAAGAGCGGCGTACTGCTCGTTAGGCACGGAGGAGCCAAGGTAATCGGCCTTGCACATGTTGGCGGCGTAAACATAATCGTATCCACCCTTTTTCTTCACGTCCACGCTATACTTCTTCAGCATCTCATCCACCTGTTCCTTCGTGAAAGGGGTTATCTTGACCTTCTTCCCGTTTCCGTCCTCCTTCTCCATCATGGATACGCCCCAATCGCACATGGCCTTGGAGAAATGCCAGCCATACGCCTTCAGGTAGGATCGCATGCCGGAAGGGAAATCATCATACATATCTAGTCTCATATTCCTCTGTTTTTTAGGAGGGGGAAACCGGTCCCCCCCTCATGGTTATCTACGATATCGTCTCGAGTAGCGTCCGGTGCCCGGTACCCCACGGCGATTGCCATAGCCTCCCCCAGATGATCCACGACCGCCGCCACGGTTGCCGTAGCCGCCACGTTCCCACATCTCACGGAACTCGTCGTCGTCCTCGAACTCATCGTCATCGTCTTCCTCCATACGGTTGCCATAGCCTTCCATGGCCTTCCGCTTTCCTTCCTTACAGCCAAGCTTATAGGCCTCCTTCGCCAGTTCCAACATATCCTCGTCTTCCATGGCGTCGAATTCCTCGATCAGCTCTCTCAGTTTTCTGCTATATGTTCCCATATCACTCTGTTTTTTTATTCTTGTTATTATTACCGTTCACGGAACCGACAAGTTGCTCCATCATGGCAACCAACCTTGCGTTAGCCTCCTTCAGATCGGACATCTCGTTTCTCATGTTAGCGATCTCACTCTCCCTCTCCTTCTCCCGGGCAAACTCAGGGTTCAGTATTACCAGCATCTTCTCGCACCCCTCAATCACGGATTTATGGTAATCGATGCTGTCAAGTGCCTGTCGGCTTTGCTGCATCATGGCGTTGATCTCCGTATTCAGGGCACCTAGATCGCATGACACAACCAGTTTCTCCCCGTTTGTAGTGGGGTAATCCGTAATGGTAACGTCGGACAAGACGTTGGAGAAGCTGACGTTGTCCTCACCTACCTTGGCCTTTATGTCCACCACGATTTTAGCTTGCGGACCATACATATTGAAATTTGGATTCTCCGGTCTCGGAGGGGACACGCTGACTATGCTTCCAACCTCACAAAACGGCGTATTCCCCTTATGAAGGATATATAAAGGATTCCCTTGTCTCTGATTCTTGAACATATTTATTGGTTTTTATGAGAGCCGGATCGCTCCGGTCTCTCGTTGATACTCTATCACACCACTCCCGTCATTATCTGGAGCGTATTATTGCCCGACTCATAGTAACACAAGTAGATTCCGGTGCCGGTTATATCGGATGCCGTGACATCTGCGCCGTTAATGGTCGTTAGCGCCTGCGTGGAGCCGTTCGTGTCAAACACTACCGGCAACGTCCCGGTAGTACCAGCCGGGATAGGCTGGGCCAGACGGAACAAGATCAACCCGCTAAACGGGGCTGACAGGAACGGGTGACTGCGGAAGGAGAAACGAACGTTGGTCGTCCCGACCGTAACGCCCGTGCTCTCCAAACGTGGGATACCGTTCTTGTTCGCCATTATGAAAGGACTAATGAATGCCATAACTCTTTATTTTTAGGTTATTAACTCATTATCCCCATCCGTTGCCGAAGTTTCCCCAGCTACCGAGACCTAGGCCTAATCCGTACTGGGCGGCCACGCAAGTGGGTATGCCTACCACGGGGGAGTAAGGAACCTTTGCCACCTCCGGCTGGTTACACTCGATCTTGGCCAATCTTGAGCTCAAATCACCCAAGGCGTTACCTAGAGGGGCGGTCTGCGCCTGTAGAGTAGCGGCGAAATAGGCGTTCTGGTTGCTTTGGGAGATCTGTCCTTTCAAGGCTAGGTTCTCCGCCGTCAAGCGATCCATCTTGTCTTGTTGATACAAGTTCTTGAAATCACGAACCTCGTTGATGATATCACGGGTGTTCTGCAGACCTGAGTCACGGAGAGTCAACGTGTTGTTGTTCATCGTATTCACCAGCGTGTTTGTCTGGTTGCAGCTAGCCAATTGGTTCTCGTAGCCCATCTTAGTGATGTTGTTGTTAACCGTGCAGCAGCACTCGGCGATCTGGCTCAATAATTGATTGTTACCACTTTGGACGGCGTTAATGATTTGTTGGGAACTCATGCCTACTTGGTTACCCACGCTCTGGATCTGTCCTTGGATCTGGCAGATAGCGTTTTGTAATTGCTGGGTAGAGCAATTCAAGGAAGATGACAATTGGCTGATAGCCGTTCCGTTTCCTTGGATAGCGTTCATCAACAATTCACGCCCTGCGTCATTGTTCAATTGAGCCGGTAATCCGTTAGCCCCGTTGTTGCCGAAGCCGTTGCCACCCCAGCCTCCCCATACGAAGAACAGGAGGATGATCCAAATCCACCAGCAACCACCACCGCCCCAAGCGTCTTGATTGCCCTTATTGTTCATCAAAGCCGCTACCAAATTGGGGTCCAATGATTTTCCACCGCCACCCATCAAACTCGGGAGAAAGGCCATGATGTCAAACTTACTTCCACCGGAATTACCTCCTTCGGGAGTACCGATAAAATAATTTCTATCCATTATCTTTAATTTTTGTCGTTAATCCGGCACCATTACCGGACACGACAAAAATCATGAGAAGGGCTTTGCTAAATAAATATCTCCTTGCTAGCTTGTTGCGAGGTTGTTGCTAGTTCTTTGCGGAAGGGAATGAGACAAAAAAAGCCCCCAGATTTTTGGGGGCCATAGGAAGCATAAGGATAGCGGTTAATTATAAATTTATAGCCAATAATTCTTCTCCTAGTTTATGAAGGGCATTTTCTAATTTAACGGTTTGTTCTGGGCGTGGGTTACGCAAACCTGACGCATAATGCCATAATTGTTTTTGGTTTATGCCCGTAATACGCTCTAATCCTGCTTTGGTGAATATCTTTGAATAGAAATCCAAAAGAGATTTAACATCCATTTTAAACGCCAAACAATACTCACCCTTAAGCGCCTCTGGAATGGTATCGCCAAACTCATTACATTCATCTATTAGCACGTTAATAGAATCAATTATACATTTTTTTATTTCTTCCACGCTTTTACCTGTTGCCACGATGCCATCCACTTCTTGCAGATATGCCGAGTAATTATTCTCGGTTCTCTCGATTATAACAGTCAACGTTTTCATCTTGATATTTTTTTTAGGTTCATGTTTGCAAATTTATCACTCATCCAAAATGAAAGCAGGACTGGCTATATGTCCTGCTATCCATTGGATGTTAATCAAATTTTATCAAAGTCAGACTCGCTTAGCCCGGCTTGTTTTAATATTGATTTTAGCGTACCGATTGCTAGATCGTCACTAGGACTCCCCGGAATAGGAATAGAACGGGGTTCTCCGTCTTTCCTGAATATCCTGTGATCTCCTCTAGTTCTTATGTGCGCCCATCCATTCGCTTCCAATAAGGCCATAACAGCCTTGATCTTTCTTACCATGTGCTAATCCTTTTGGTTAATAAAATCATCATCTTGGATGAATGAACGCACAAAGATAACTATTTTTCTATCACCTACAATATTTTCGGTAACTTTTTTTCTATCATTAGTATAACATTTGAACTTTGAAAAAGTTGTAATATAATCATAACTATTCATTTATGTTATCTTTAACGCTCTCCACCGTCCTCCTCAGGTAGTAACTCCTCCTTATTCTGTCCGGGTACAAGTTACGCATCCTGTTGACCGCCTGCCTCGTCATCCCCGTCAGATCGGATATGATATTGTCGCTCAACTTGCGATCGGCCAGTATGGTTATAGCCACTCCCCTAGCGTCAACGTTCCTCTCCTTGTTGTTGCTAAACATCATTACCGGATCGGTTCCGCACTCCTTGCAGACAGCCTCTATCACTTTTTTGTAAAAAATTTCCACCTTATTCATAAACTTTTTATTTCGTGGTTTGTTTTACTATCAAAGCCGGGCACAAAAAAATGCACGGCAGAAGAAATAAAGAATCTCTCCCGTCGTGCAGCGATAATTAAAACAAACTTCCGATCCGTTTTAATTCGTGGGGAGATTCTTTCTTTATCTCCCCGCCAACTCGTCCTCTCGGAGTCATTGGATAACACTATGTATCAATATTAAATCACCCTCTCTTATTAATGATCCACCATAACATGGCCGCAATCATTCCTCCTACCAACAGATACCACCATACCCTAGGATGGATAAGCCTCGTTTTCTTATCCACGTTTATCGTTTCTCTCTCATCGGAGACGACCGCCTTGTTATTCGTCCGCACCTCTGTCATATCAGATCCGGTCGAAACGATCTTCTCGCCGGATTCCTTTCGCTCCTTTCCTATGGTTATATCGGATGTCTTGACAGGATACAGGTTACCCACGCTGTCTGGAGAAGACCACTCCACGACCAAGATCCGGGCGCTCAATCTCTCGTTAGATAATATCCGCTCTATGGCCGAAAGGCTGTCTTTTTTAAAGATACTATCCGATAGACTGACACTTGCAGTGGTATGCCTTTCCGTATCCGTGGATTTCTTGGAAGTTCCACAGGCACAGAAAAGGCATAACAATATGACGTACCATATTCTCATAGCAAGTTCCATCCAGCTATAACGTCCGACATTTCGGCCTCCCTACCGTTCTCGACCCGACTCATACCAGCGACAATACGGATCATCTGCTCACGATCGTTGATGTTGATAGGATCGTCAGCCGGTATCCCGGCGTAATCGGACACGGCCTTAACGTAGGCATCCGTTTCATTCTCATTTTCAGGCGCCCATCTTCCTATCATCTTGCGGATCGTGTCAAGTTTATAGTTTCGATAGTAGTTCGACAGGATCTTAAAGATCGCCCGATAGCCATACGCCATCGTCTCGAACTGCTTAAACGACTTGTCCTTGCTCGGACGTATCTCACCTTGGAACAAGTCTCCGTTGATCCGGATGTTTCCCGGGTTGTTGTTCCGATACCCACGAGGTAAATTATTTTTCCCCATATTTTACTCTCCTTTCTTCTTTTTATTCATGGCATTGGATAAAGCGTTTGTCAAAGCGTCCTCCAAAACCTTTTGCGTTACAACCTTACCGATCATGTCGGCTGTCTTAATCGCCTGCCTCCTTTGTTTAGCGTCTGCCTTCTCCCAGATAGACCTAACCTCCGTTATCAAGATAAATACGGTCACTATCGAGGATACGACCGGGACATTGGTCAAGAAAGACAGATGGATAAATTCCCAGAACCGACACACGTAGCAAACCGAGTCTATCCCGCACGCTATACATACGCTACCAGCGTAAAGTATGAACTTACTGACCGTCCTACGCATGCCATACGAATTACGCTCCTCGCCCCTCAATTTAGCCTTGTAATAACCCGAGGCGAAATCCCACCCCATCGCCACCATAACGATGAACATCTCAAACACGACTACAGTCAGTAGCTCCCTCATACTGCAAATCATCTTAAAAAACTCCATTCTTCCGATCCTTTTTTATTTAGTTATAAAACCACTACGCTCTCCTCCTCTCTCGCCGCCTCCCACTCGGCGAAATCGCTATCCACACGGTCTTTCAACGCCTTCCTTTCGTTAAGGAACGTCTTATAAGACTCCACGTATGACAAGTCCAGTATGCCTAGCTGGGCGGCGTTGTAGTCGTTCAGCTTCTTTTGCTCCACGTCCTTGTCCCATAGGGCGTTGATACAGGCCTCCAATATCTTGTTGGCAGTCAACGTGGGCCATACCCTGACCTCGTTGTAACTATAGGAGATCACGGGGGCCATATCGTCACCCATCTCCCTTGTCTCCTCTCTAACGTCCCACCGGTACAGGTAGGAACCGTCACCGTCCCGCTCTATTCTAGGCGGCATTGTGTCGCTCCATGATCGCTTCATAAAACTCTGGTTTTAAAATTTTCTTAGCTAAATGCTTGCTATCGCTATCATATATCCAGCCCAGCCAACCGGCTAGACCTGCCTTGTATTCCGTTAAGGATATATTCGGGACTTTATTCAATCTAGCCGCCGCACGACATAGATTTTGCTTAGTCCTCTTCCTTATCCGTATATGCTCCTTATAGAAAACGAACCCCACGAAATCTATACCACGGCCGCTTTTATCCGATCTTCTCTCAGCGATCTTAAATATCTGGTAATTCCCTTTCAGCTCCAACTTCAACACGGCCAATCTATCGATAAGCCACGGAAGTAATACGTTTCTCAAGAAACACTTATCATGATGGAAAAAAGTCATGTCATCCGCGTATCTGATATAATGCCTTATATCTATAATCTCCTTTATCTCGTGATCCAGATAGGCGAGATAAAGATTCGCAAGATATTGGCTAAGATAGTTCCCGATCGGAACGCCGGGAGCGGAATCGATGATCTCATCCAACAACATAAGCAGGCGATCGTCCTTGATCTTCTTCCGAGCGATGCCTTTCAACACCTCATGATCTATTGACGGATAGAATTTGCGGATATCAACCTTGAGGCAATAGACGGATTCACGATCGGACAAAGCCCGTCTTGTCCTCTTATACGCCTCCGTTATCCCTCTTCCCTTGATGCATGATGTCGTATCAGCCGTGAACACGGAAACCCATATAGGTTCCATGACGTTCATTATGGCATGATGCAATATCCTGTCCGGATAATAAGGGAGCTTGAAGATGATCCTTTCTTTTGGCTCATAGATGGTATCAGTCCGGTACTTGGAAGTCTTGAACGTGCCATCCAGCAGAGACTTTAGCAAACTGCTTAGATTACCTTCTTTGTCCTTGTCGAACAACCTTATACCGTATGAATCCTTCTTTCCCCTTCGGGCTTTCATGTCCGCAAGTATCAAGTTGTCCATATTCGCTATCTTATCAAATAAATCCCCTATTCTCTTCATTTTATTGTCATTAATTTGCTTTTTATCATAGGGAGTCTTCGGTTTCCCTACCAACACCCTTTATATGGGGAGACTTTTTTCGCCAAGAGGCGAGGCCACCATCCCTGTTTGTTCTCTAAATATCTTTTCCCCTCTCTAAAAGTATAGGCGTGAACCGATGTTACGATTCGCATCGGAAGGCGCATTATTCGTATTCACGTTAGCGAGGCCTGCATTCGACCTGTTGTCCGCGTTACCGCCAACCAGCACCACCTAGGGATGATCGACCCTTATTCCGTCATTCGAGATAATACCTATTCCCGGAGGCTCGCATCGTCACTTTCCTAGGGAACTTGTCCATCTCCTTTATCTTACCAAGAACGTACTTGATCTCTTGGGAGTTCGTAAAGAATTTCTTGGCATCACTATCCTTATCCTCTAGATTCTCCTTGATCATGACAAGCGCCCTATCTTTCCCGAACTTGGTGGACACGCCATCCATGTAATCGATTACCCAGAACGTGAGATTCGTCAACTTCTGTTGGGTGATCTCCGGACAATTAAAATGCCTTGAGTTCTTATCCCTTGGGATATTCAAGAACGACAAGCTGCCGTCATCTTTATTCTTTTCTTCTTCCATTTTTATCTTCATTAAACGTTATACAAAAAATTCCCGACGTGAGACGTGCGGCTACGCCGACGTTTTACGAAATTCGGGGAAAAAGCAAAGGCGCGAACCGAAGTGACGAGCCGCAACGGAAGGCGCATAATTCGTACTCACGCGAGCGAGGCCCGCATCCGACCCGTTGTCCGCGTTACCGCCAACCAGCACCACCTGCATGCGGTTAGCCGATGTGTAGGTGTAGTAGTAGTCGCACCAGTAGGTAGAACTACTACCGCCGATCTCCGTAGCTACGATATCACCATCCTCACCTAGGAGCATCTTCTTGGCATAACCATTGGTACGGCAGATGTTGCCTTTCTTGTTATAGCCTGTGTAAGATGTATCGCTGAAGTTTGACGGGTCATCGGTAGTCCATAAGATAGACAATCCGGAATCACCCGTGGTGACTTGTATGTTGGCCCCATCGGTGTATTTCCAGATATGGCCGAACGGATTCTCTATACCACGATACCTGTTAGCCATCAACGTGGCGTGAGTACCGCCGGAAGCGTTCTTCACCACATATGCCTTCTCTCCCGAGCCGTTCCCGAACTCGTTGGTATAGCCGCATGGGATAAGTGGATTGGTGTTGTTGAAATTAGTCCAATCCGTCATTTGCGTCGGTCCCGGACCTAGGCCACCTTGGGCGAAACCGTTAGCGTCCTTCTGGGCGTTGAAAGGCTTCTGGCTGTCCAGCGTGGCGTACTCGACGGCGAATAGCCAGAACAGGGTCTTGTGGGCGTTGTAGGTATACATTTCCCATCCGCTGCCTCTTTTCCTCGCGGCTTGCCGGAATTGGTCTCGGGTGAGGTTGGTGACGGGAAATCCTAACAAGGAACGGTAGGTGCCGTCCCATTCGGCGGTGTTGTCGCCGCCACGCACGTTTGTATCAGAAGAACCAACACCATAAGAGCTAAACAGAATCAAATTAGATCGGGAAATACGAGCTTCCGTGGTAGATATATAGAATTTATCAATGTGGTTATACCCGGGTAATGGCATAGCCGACAACATCACCCTAAATTTAGTACCTTGGATATATATTTTATACCAATGATCTGGGATTTCAACCATAGCAGAAAAAACAGATGGGTTTGAATATTCTCCTGTAAGAACTTCCGTATCATATGCAGGAATACCCCCATTTGTGTCAAGAATACACCTTCGCATCTTACTCTGCACCGGCAACTCCCGATGTAGTTGCATATTCCCCACACGCTTCCCGTCCGGGCTTGACGATGCCATGTCCCACTCTACACCGTAGGCGTACCGTTCCTCGATGTCGGGGATGTCCTCCCAAGCTGGAGACCATTCAGTAGAAATATCACCATATTCAAGCTTGATCTTGTGGATGGTACTAGTAGTACTTGATCTGGGAAAAGCATAAACTCTCAAGAAAGTATTAGATGTCTCATCACCATCTGTTGTTTGAGTTCTCCATTTAAATGTTTTGCTAGCCTTTCCATTAACAAAATCTTCAGGTGTATATCTAACAAGTTGATCTCCTCTATCACCTGAGTTAAATAACATAAAATGGTCAAGACCTTCACCTAAATCTCCCCATATAGTACAAGTCACTTCCGCATTTTTTTGGATAGATTCAGTTAACCAATAAGATGCTATAGGATAATTCGAGTTACTAACTTCTTTCCCCGATCCCAGCAACAGGTTCCTCCCGTACACGGGCAGTTTGCGGTAATTGCCGTCGGCCATCAGCGACTTATCCTTGTCCCCCTTGGTCTCCAGCGTTATCGACACGTCCGGATCGTCATTTTTTGCCTTGTCCGGCGTTATGGTTATCTGTCCGTTAGACGGGGTGGAGGTGACAACGGGCTTTAACTTATCAACGTCCGTCCTTAGACCGGTGACCAGATTCCGGATATCCGTATCGTCGTAATTATCCAATCCATCCAACTTACCCTTATCTTCGTCAGTATAATTATTGTCCGTATGGACGTAATTAGCGTCCTTTACGATGTGATCGTCATTTGTTAATTGGGATGTCTTGGTTGGGATCAAAGCCGTTATCTCCGCACGCAAGTCATTGAGAAGACCGGTTAGGGTTTCCTTATCCGTAATACCCTGCAAAAAAAGCTCGATCTCATGGAAGGTATCTATAGCGTCGCTCGCTCCATCACCCAATAACGTGTCGATATCCGCCTTGATAGAGGCAATCTCACTCCTGACCCATTCATCATCATAGTTGGATAAGCCGTTGATCTTAGATAACAGCTCATCCGTAAGGTCGTTTGTGCTAAGTCCCTTCCCTTTGATCTTCTCGACAAACCTATCGTCAATCTGTCCGGACGTGTAATAACCTGACAAGATACTCGTGACCTCCGCAAGTATTTGTTTTTTCAAATCCAGCAACACTCCGGCCATATCCTTATCCTCTGTCATACCGGACAAGAACTCTACCACCTCCTGCCATCTGTTGATGATATTGTCCGCATCAGGATCTCCCGTTATAAACGTGGACAGATCGGAAGCAACTTTCCTTATGGCCGTGTCAAGCTCCCCCTCTACCTCCTTCGCCCTGCTGATCTCGGAGGTTAAAGCCTCTCTTAACGCCGTATCATCGTAATTACTCAATCCGTCGAGCTTTTCCAAAAGAGCGTCCGTCAAGTTGTTATCCGTATGCGTGTAATCTGCATCAGTCACGATATTATCAGGTAGAATGGGTATCCCTAACTCCTCTAGGGACTTATCCCCGACCAACTCAACCCCGTTGATCCGTGGTTTATTGGTCATACTTTCATAATCTCCGGTCCCTACGGCAGGAACGGATATATCTCCCGTTAGCCTTACCGTTGTCACCTTGACGCTGCCGCATCCCGTATCTCCACCTACGGAGCACGACCGTGGGATAAGACGGAACGCATCGCAAGCGTCTACGGTGTACATGCCCTCCTTCCCTTTGTTCTCGATAAGGGTCAGCGTATAGACGCCGTTATAATCTTGGTCTTTACCTAGGTAGGTGAATCGTATCACGTTATCCCGGAAGTGGAGGTCTTTTACCGCCATCTTCTTATAGCCATTGGTCATGAAGACGCTAATGTTCTTGCCATCCAAAGACTCGGGCTTACCGTCCCGGAAGATGGTCCATTCTATATTGATGTCGTTTCCTATGCGAATAGCTTCCATATTATTGAAGGGTGAAGGGGTCTATTATTTTAAAAGATTCTCCATCTCCATTGGACACAATAATCTTTCCTTGGCAACTGTCGGAGATTTGAAAGATATAGTCTGATCCAGCTTTAAAAGATCCTAATACCGTACATCCTTTAAGAGAACCTGAAATTTGGAGTCTAGCCTGTCCTTCGATGTTAAATAGGTTATTAGTCACCATTAAATTTGCGCCATTCAATAATATATCTACATAATTATTTACCGTATTACCGCTAACTTCCATAGCGACATCATCTATATTAAGTCCATATCTCATATCATTAGTATCTATTTTTGAGTTAACGGTTCCTTTAACAGCTATGAAAAAAGACTTATTTGAGCTATTTTTCTTTATCCTGGCAGAACCTATCGATGGTTTTGCCACACTAAGGACATACACAGCAGTATTGGTTATACTATCAAGAATATATATTTCATTATTCATTGCCTTGCCATCCAAGGAAGCGTCCATAACCGAATCCTCGCTAATGTCATTATATGAATTTAAAAAAGTAAAAGTAAAAAACGGTACAGGACCATTTGTCACCTTTTTAAAAATATTTGAGTCTATTTTCCATTTTATGTTCTTAAAATCAAAATCAGCCTCATTTCCATATTCGTCTATAAGCCTATAAATATATCCTTTCCCACTCTCATGAGCGATTGGATACGATTTAGTATCATTATTGATATCATACCATATTTCCCAAGATCCTAGGTCTGATCCGGCGAAGTAATCATCACCTTCACGCATTATGGCAGATGCTTTACGTTCTAGTTTATTGGAAGATTTAGCCGTGACGATAATGTCAAAAGGTTTCTCCGCTGAAACAGCCTTGTATTTATCATTTACTTTAGTTACATAATCTGTGATCCTGTACTTGTTCCCTGCGACAAGAGAGCTTGCCTGAATCAAAGATACTATCTCCTGATAGGTTACAGAAATCATTGTTGAGCCGCCAGAACCAGCCAAATCATATTCTTGCCCATTTACATTTATTTTTCTGATTGTTCCCATATTTTTATTTATTTGATTGTTAATACTCCATCAGCAACCGTTGTTTGCGAATCGGAAATAAAAAAGGTTTCACCCGACACTTCCGCTTGTATATTTTTAGTAAAAACCAAAACACTACCTGAAACAAAAGCCTTTGTTATCCCAACTCCGGACTGTAACAAGGCTAACAAATCCTTTATCTGATTAGATTGCTCATCTATAATAGCCTTAAGCTCTTCGTTATTATTATTAAATTTATTGTTTAAACCTATAACTTTCGAATCTGTAGCATCATTTATCCTATCTTCCAAGCTAGGGATTAATACAGTTCCATCTTCCAATATAGACAAAGCGTTTTCTCGCGAGTTATCATCACGTCCTATCCCATAGGAAAACAGCACATTTTTATTATTTAGTGTTGGCTTATTAAAACGACCAAAAGAAACGCCATAATCCGAATTTACAAGCAGCCACTTCCCATGACAAAACGCCAACCTTGCAGGGGCTATATTACCTATAGTGCAATACTCTCCTCCTACATGCGAAAAAGAGCATCCCGGATAAACCTCATTACTATATCCTTCCACATGAACACAGAAGTTTTGGTCTGTATATTCTCTCCCCGAAAACAGAACATTATTGTATCCTTCCACATGATTTGCCTTATGTACTATTGGGGCACTATGTGAATAATATAAATCACCGCATATATTATTATATCCTTCTACGTGGCTTGTGTTATCACAAATAAAATTGTTAGCTCCCTCGAGGTGGCTTCGGGTGCCAATTGAAATGTTCAGAGCGAACTTCTCTCGTATAGATACAGCGTCAAAAAATAATGAGTGCTCAATATTTTCAGAGTTATAGACTCCGTAATCTTCTATGAAAGTCCTTAAAGAATCTCCACTCGTATCAAAAATAGGCCGATCCGCTATGCCTCCTACGGTATTTTCAATAAAATAAGGCTGGGCGCCTATTGATCCTCCTTCTACATGCGAACCATCTCCTAAACAATAAGAATATAATCCCTCTACATGCGATTGCGCTCCTAAGCACCATGTTCCCCTGCCCTCGGCGTGACCCTCGCTAGCGAACACATTCGTTTCGTAACCCTCCGCATGCGCCCTAGGACCGGTAGCGTTGGTATTCATACCCTCTGCGTGGGCGTAATTTCCTGCCGCCTTGTTATTCTCATAGTCATTGAATATCTCGGCGTTCTTGTAACCCGAGTAGTTTTGACCTACACCAAAGGCAAGGCTGTCCAATTCGATAAAATCCCCGTTTGCGCTTTTATCAACGGAGGATTTAAAAATATAATATCTATCGGCTATGATATTATCCGTAGGGACAAACACGTTCCCCGCCCCATTTCCGTCTTGGCCGGGCTTGCCTTGTGGGATACCTAAATCCAAAGCATAAATAGGTATACCTTCTGGGGTCTCCCCTCTCAAGACAAAGCCAGCCGTTGCCGAGCTATTAAAAGGAAGGGTGGAGACCGTACCGATAGAGACGACCGGAGGATCTCCCGGAGTTCCCTTCGGACCGGTTAGCAAGGATAATTCCACCAACACATTCCATCCGGGATTTCCAACATACCTCCATTGGATATCCGTAGACGAAGAGGCTAGTTCTATCTCCCTACCGTCAAGTCCCTTAAGTATAGCCATGGGGACTCTCACTAATTCCTCCTTAGCGGAAATACCGGGCAAAGATGACACGGAGGATATAGAGTCAATCTCCTTGAACTGACTTAAATCCTTGGACTCCTCCGCTAAGATCTTTTTACTCTCAGCGGCGATCGCACGTAAATCCTCGGGCGTTAGAGTAAAGCCGGAAGACAATGTAAGATCCCCTACAGCCATATTATCGTATGTTATTCTTGTTTAAGGAAAATATTTGCCGCATCGTCTATCACGGTTGACAATATAGCCTTGCAGTCTTCGTCCGAGACTCCATCTTCCAAGACTATCGATTTCCTGCCTTTGTCCACAATGTTTACATAACCGAACCTAAGCTCTCCTTTTTTGACCGAGGCCAATACCTCTGTTACCTTTTCGCCCGCATTCCGTGTTGTCTCATAGGAGATATCATAATCTCCTACCGTGTTTTTGTATTTGCTTCTCAATACAGATGATAATGTTGATAGTGCCATGTTAATTTCCCCTTTCTATAATGTTATAAATTTGCCCATACGCTCCAGGAGGTAAGAGTAACGCCACTTTTTTGATCAATGTAGCCTCCTCGATTGTTATATCCAATTCTCCGTTAGCTTGCCTTAGCTTCAGATACAGTTCAAATGCTTGTAACTTGCTACGCGAATCATCTTCATCACGCCCTGTCATGTGGATATATTTGCCATCAAATAATCCTTGGCAAAGGACCTCGTCTATCATTTGATAACGTTTCTCCTTTTTCTCTCCGGCAGGTACCCACTCAAAGGCTTCTTCGCCTTGAGAATTCTTAAATGCTATGTGAAAATTCACTTTCATAATTATTATTTTTATATTAGGAACTTCTTCTTATCTCTCCAGTATTTGTATGTATTAATAAAGGCTTCCAGTAGGAACTTTCTGCCGTCGTACTTAAACCCTTAAACGTTATACCTCCTTCTGTATACAATGCCATGGAATCACTATTATCCGCTATTCCAATCAAAGCCGCCCCTTTTCCGGAATGAGATTCTACATGCCCGGCATATATAAAGGTAAAAACTTGTCCAGCATCGTACATGCGAATAAAAGCGTCGGCATCATCTGTCTCAAGGCTTTTATAGGACATTATCTTAAAGGCTCCAATAGTCCCCTCTGTTGCCGCCAACTTCTTAGCATACAAATTATTCACATCAATCATAGAAGTAGCGATATACCCATTAACGATGATTGTCTTATCTTCCAATGCTTTAATAATGTCATTCTCTTTGACCCAACCGGGAAGTAACTCGACCGATGTATTGGCTTCCTTCGCCGCATTTAAAGCATTTGTGGCGTCTGTAATGGCTTTAGTCGCCCTGCTATAAGCCGATGAAGCAGTTGAGTCTGCGCTATTCGCTATGCTATAGGCATCAGAAGCTTTCTCATAGGCTTCCAAGGCTTTATCCAAAGCATCCCCGCCAGCCGCATCCACCTTATCCTGTAAAGAGGAGTCTAAATCTGAATAGGTAACGGCTCCCACAAGATTGATCCTATTCGATTTAATGGTGGTTGTCGTTGCCGTCTGGTTGATATACGATATGATATTATCGCCGTTTTCCAAGCTCTTGGCGGCGAACAACGTATTTCCCTGCGTAGTGTTGATCCATCCCGCCGTGTCTATCTCATTCCTTATATTATCCACCCTCGTTGATATGGCCGATATTTGCCCAGCGGTAATATTCAATTGAGAATCATACTTGGTATACACCTTACCTGTTTCCTCATCCACATAATCCTTCGTTGCCGCCAGCTTGATAGACTCTTCTGTTTGCTCTATCCTTGTCTCCAACCTGATAATGGCATCCGCCAAGTTATCGATAAACAAGGAAACACCATAAATCAGTATTTCCCCATCGAAAGATATACGGAAATCGCCACGTTCGTCCCATTTCCCCGCTTTCGAAAGCTTACGATACGAGGATGATGGTTCCAAGGACATGGAGACATAAAGGCTTGATCCCTCGAAACCTGCGGTCAATATCCCCGCCTTAACAACCCGGTAATGTAATGAGAAGGAATAGTCATACTCGGTCGCCTCGGTCTCATGTGACGGTATGTTTATAACGTCATTCCGCTGGAGGATATACGAGTCACTGATACGTAAGACATTTCTGTTGCCGTCTTGATAAATATCTGAAACTCCCCTCTTCTCTGACAGGAAAGAATCATTGGCGTAAATAAACGATCCGTCATGTCCCCAAAAACTTATTGAGTTCTCTGTCACCCAATAGTCCGTATTTTGGGAGAATGAGCTATTTTTCAATATATTGCCCGGCTCTAATGATATATCGTTCCTGATGCCTTCGATTGAACTCTCGAATTTCCCGTTCATTATGGAAAATTCCTGCTCGATCGTATTACCTGTATCAAGGATGTAGGTCGAATTTTCAAAGTAAGCCCCGTTACCGTAAATCCCCCAAACACCGGTCAAATCTATACCGTTTTTGGTTCTTATCCCGGAAAGATTTCCGATACGTGCCTTGGTCGCGTTATCGGGGTCTGTCTTCATCCCATACACGACATCCATATATGGAGCGCCGATCTCGTCGATCGTAGTAATCTTGACAATACCCTTTCTGGTAGAATCAGCCACGCTATCTATACGGGTTAATACATCTCCTTGCGCAATGTCGGCTTTATCACCGGCAAAGTTGACAAACGTAATCCAGTCCAAGCGATCTTCACCGTCCGATAAATTACCGATGCCGACTTGATCAACCCGAAGTTCGTATTGCTTGATGATATTGTAATCATTCTCCCCTGTCGGCATTCCCCCAAAATGTTGGACCATCAATATATCCCCCGAACGGAACGGATTGTAGAGCACGCCGTTCCCCGTGTCCAAGTAAATCCTTCCGGTCGCATGGTCGTAATACTCCACCTTCATCATCCCTGAGAATGTCACGTTGTCGTTTTCGCCACGAAGCTGAGAGACGATGAACTCATAGACCCGGAGACTGCCTCTCACATTTATATCGTCTATCTCTAAACGGAATTTCTGTTCCTCTACACCAGCCGAGTTAACCCGTTTATATGGAGCAATATCCCAACCGAAGCCATTAGGGAAACCGGATATAAACGTATGGGAACCCACTCGTTTCTTGAATAAAACATTCCCACGGAACCATGACTCATCAAATATGGCACAACCATCGGCCTTGATCTCCCAGCCCTTACCGTCCATGCCGTCGAGGAAGATGGAGGAGCCTATCTTTTTGTCGAATAAAATATCCTCATGGGCGATATCGGGTATGTCCTTCCGAAGGTAACGTTTGTCGTTATCCTGTTTTACCTTGTTTATCTCATATAATGTCCGGAGAGCGGAGAAAACGTTCTCGTCCGAGGCGGCGGTAGTATCCTCTTTCTTTATGATATACACCCCGAAAGAACCGCTACCTTGGTTGACGTACGTGTTATCCTTATATTGGATATTCTCCAACTTACGCTCCAATTCCCCCAACCGGGAGTAAGCAGCGCTCTCTCCTACCGTATAGGAAGGCGAATCATATGGGATATCAAGTTTTTTCTCGAAACCCAATACCCTAGATTCCCGCCCATTCTTAAAATAGGCCTTATTGATAAGCCTGACACGCTGTCCTACGGATAGATCAATCGCCTTTTCCGGGTTCAATATACCATTACTCTCATCGTAGCCGGAAGCGTAGTATGAGTTAAGGACGCATGTGTAAGTGGAAGGGTCCGACACGACCTTGCCCTTATACTCTATCGTCCTTCTTAGCAATTCCTCTTCCGCCTGCGGGATAAGGGTGTCACTTACGTATTGCGTGTCAAAATTGTATAGGATATATTTGTTCCCCGTCCCCGGTATAAGAGGGCTTTCCGGCAATGTCTGACCATAGGAGTCATTACGGACTATCTCGAACACCTGAGCCTCCGGATCATCCTCCGGCAGTCCTTCCGGATTGAATCGCAAGGCGAAATCCATGCCTGACAACGGCCCCGTCTGGAATACGACACGAAGCTCTTTGCCGGGAAGCACGTATTCCTCGGAGAAGGACAATCCCGAGTCCTTGAACCGGTAGACGGTGAATGTCTCCGATGTCCCGTCCTCGCCCTCCTCCGTGACCTCCTTCGGTATCACCTCGGTTATCGTACCTATCTTACGAGGGTATATATCGTCGAATATAACGACCGCCTCCACTATTTGATCCTCGGTCAATCCCTGTACCACGTCCACGTAGGGGGTCCCCTTAGGAAGCATGAGGCGTTTTTGCACCACCCCTTGCACCACCGTACCGGATTCCCCCTTGCGATAGCCCGAGGGGATATTTCTCGTTGAGCCGAAAGCGTACAGGCGTGTGGCGAACAGGTCTTGGCTTTGGCTCCTTGGCATGGACGCTACCTGCCTACCTATCTCCAGATCTACGGGATCGCCACGCTCTATCCTGCCTATATATATCTTGTCACCCTCTACCCACCACTCGCACTCCCACGCCTCGGCAATCTTGGTAAGGGCATCCACGATATTCGTGCTGTCGTATTGCACGAGCTTGGCGACAGCGTCAACGGGGCTATCGACAACGGCTTGGTACTCCTTGCCGTTATACCTGAATCCCAGAGATCGCAAATTGGATACGACAATGCTTAGGTGGGCCTCCGGAGCACGTGTAAGGCTCCATGACGCTTCCTTGTTACCTTGCCTATCGTAAAATAGGATATGATTCTTCCATCGGTAATAATGCGAGTCGAATCGCACGCTATAGTCGTATCCGCCTGTGGATGCGTTGAATGTCGGATATGTCTTGCCAGTTACGTAGAAAACGCTACCTTCATAATCGATATTGTCTCCGATCTCTAGTTGTACCGGATCGGACAAGGAGAACACGAGGTTCACATAGTCCTCTTTCATCAACTCAAACCGACGTACCGAACCCGTTTCTATCGATACCGACAACTTGACTCTACTAGATATGTCCTTAATCTCGATCATGAACTCAAAGTTCACGCATATAAGGGGGATGGCAAAAAATCAAGCGGAGCTAAAAAAAACAATGGCGGGATTGTTGTAATTTTGTTGTAGGAGGAAATAAAAAAAGCCCCGAGCCACTGGTATGGTACGGAACTTTTTCTTTTATTTTCTTGATTTTAAATGTTTATTGATAGTTTAATCTATAACTTTCGCCTTCGCATTCATATTCCCATACATACAAAGGTTTATAAACCATCTTGAACATGAGGGCGGAACTCCAGTCATCTCCCCCCATTAATTTGCCACAATCTTTTTCTTCATAGACAATCTGATTTGAAAAAGAATCATATACATAGAACCGATTAATCGTAACATTTTTGTTTGAACCATTATGAAATTTAATATACATAGTCCCCGTGATAAAACCATTGTTGTAAAGTCCATTCAAACGTGTAGACGCAGTTATTTTTTCTTCAAGAGGTATTTCCAAAACGGTTATTATACATTCCGCTTTCACCGTCCCGTCCTTCGTAGACACAGTAACCGTGCATTCTCCCGGATTTGATGTATTTATTATTCGTTGCTCTTCGTTAGCAAAATAGGCAATACTTTTATCGGAAAATTCAAATTTCAATTCTGAGTTATCTGCGTTATATGGATATACAGAAACATCCAATGTAAACGATTCACCTTGATTTATAGTAATATTAGAAGGATTTAGTATTATACTTTCCACCGCTATCGTCTCCACCGTAATCTGGCACGCATACCGTTTCCCATTCACAGTCGTATAGACTTCTGCCTTCCCTTCTTTCAGTGCATTAATCCCTATTCGTCCGTTTGAAATGGACGTTATAGACACGACAGAATTGTCCGAAACATACCATTTAACTCCGGAGACATCCGCATAACTTGGCTGTATTGTATAATCAATGTAAGTGTTTTCGCCTTTTTTCAGACTTATGTTTTGTTCCTCAAAAGATATGTTAGATACCTGTGTTTGACCCTCTTCATCTGGTTTATCATCGTCTTCTTTATCACCATCTTCGCCAATAATGGTAACCATTGCATTAGCCCATATGAGCCGGGAACTGTTATCTTTTATCCCGTGGTTGACTACTTCTACAATCACCGTTCCTGATTTAGTGGCCACAAATAATCCAGTACTGTCAATACGCCCACCGCCTGTTTTATTATCTTCTGTTACGACAGTCCAGACAAAATCATCCTGCGGATAGTTTGACGGGGACGTTATGGCTTCGAACTGATATGTGTCTCCAACCTCTAGTTTTAAAGTTTTAACGTTCAATCCTATGCTTTTCAACTCAATCACTTCCTTTTCATCTTCGTTAGTACAAGATGTAAAAAGAAAGAAAGGTAGCAGCGTCGCCAAAATTAAAAATAAAACGCTCATTTTTAATACATTTACATTATCATTTCAATCCAAATCACAACATTACAGCAACTTGCTTTTCCACGGCTTTTTTTATGAAAGCGTTAATAGAAACGCCTGCTTGCTTTGCCAGAACAGCCACTCTACTATGAAGTTCCGGTGATAAACGAACGTTCAATGAACCAGAATAGCTCTTATGCGGTTCAATCCCCTCTTCCTCGCAATACGCCAGATAATCATCTACAGCCTCGTGGAAAGCCGTTGTAAGTTCCCGCACGCTTTCCCCCTCAAAATTAACAAGACCATCAATGCCTTCTATCTTTCCAAAGAAAACATTGTCCTTCTCGCTAAAAGATACAGACCCGATATAGCCTTTGTAAGTCAATGTATTCATATTTGTACTTGTCTATCTCTTTTTTCCGAACAACTCGGAATGACTACCAATTCTAAGCAAGTCGATTATTTCTCCGTCAATCCAAATAAGAAGAAAATCCCCTTCTATATGGCATTCCATACACCCTTTATACTCACCTTTCAACATGTGAGGTTTGTATTCTTGTGGAATCGGATGGTCATTTATAAGTAGATTTGCGATATATTCAAAAGCTGCGATTTTTTTGGGGAATTTCTGAATACGTTTGAAATCTTTCTTAAACTGGCTTGTTGGGTGTAATTTCTTTTTCACTTCATTAATTCCTCCATCAAGCTATCCACGCTGTCGAACGTTTCTTTATTCTTGGTCGTACGTGCTTCCCTTATAGCCGCTATCGTTTCCTCGTTTGGCTCGGAGTATACAGCGTCCATCAAGGTGCTCTCTACGAAATTATTCAGGCTCCTGTTCGCTTTCTTGGCTTGTTCCTGCAATATTTGCAACAAGTCCTCACGTAAACGGAACGAGGTTTGCTTTCTTATTACTGCTTCCATATTACTTCTGTATTATATTGTATCGCAAAGGTAATGCATTGTATGCAGAAAACAAACTTTCATGATTTTTATTTTGAGATCATTGAAGATAACATCATTCCACCTTAATCTTCAATGGATGCCCGCAATTAGGACACGTGATAGATAGAGAGTCTTTCTTTGGTTGCTCGAATAACTCTGTAACTGGACATCCTATTGCGTCCGCTATTCTTAAAAGAATTTCTGTAGATGGGTTTCCGTTAATGTGCGTGCTTAAAGTAACTCTTGATATACCCATTTTCTCTGCTACTTCATTAACAGATGTACCGTAATGTTTAATAGCTTCTTTAATTATTAATCTATCTATCATAATGATCTGTATTAAGTTTATGCAAAACTACACAGAATAATCAAATGTAAAACGATCATATTACTAAATGATGTTAAATTTAAAATGATAGTATTTCTTTTTCTTGTATATGTAATATGATAGACTTACATTTGCATCATCAAAATAAAACAACAGTACAATGGCAACACAGAAATACAACAAGAGTGAGATCATGAAAGACGCATGGAGATTATTCAGACTTTACCGAAAATTCTCTTGGTCTTTTGGCAAGTGCCTTTCTATAGCATGGGATAATGCCAAGATAGAGATAAAAAATAATGAGGCCAAAGCCAAGAGATTGGCAGAGGAAGAAGCTAGACGCATCGAGTATCGCAAGCATGTTGTCTTATCTCATGTCGGTATGGCTAGCCTTTACGGTAACAGGGTTTATTCGGGTGATTGATAACTATGCATTAATAATATAAGGATATGGAAACGATAGAGGTATTGAAGAACGTGCAAAGAATTGCGTTGGAGTGTATGATCGGAAGGAAACCGGTACATATAAATGTAGGCGTTATGCCGGAGACGGGCGGTTTATGCGTCACCGTACAGGACAGACTTCACGAGGTGGTCTACATGGAGATATTCAATGACTGGATGCCGGATCACAAGGAATGGAATAAAAAGACCTACGATAGATTCATGAGCGTAATTAGCGACATGACTTGCAGGCTTGCGGGATAACTCGAACGACGGGGAGAGGATCGGAAGTAGATGCCCCTCCGGTAATACGGCCGGAGGGATTTTACAACAATAGCTCCATTGTGGTTTTTCGAGCCTTGAAAAAATAGGCCACGGATTTTGTCATATATAATTTTGTGATATGAAAATGATCGCTCATGTGACGGTAGCGAAAGAAGATATTTAAGGGCATTGATTCCAGTTGCAGACCGTCACAATAGGCAACTTCAATCTTTGCCCTTCGCTTTTTACCTTGTCAAGCGAGACTGGTAATAAGCAGGTAGGACGGCATACACCGGGGTTCAAGTCCCCGGCTACCACTTCGGTCAAAATAAAATCCTCAAAGGTAGTGCTTGACCGAGCTACCAATGAGGATAATATTAACTTTTATAACTGCACAAAGTTATGAAAAATAAAAATGGATTAGCAAAATATGATGCTAATATTTTAGAAAAAATCGGTAGAGACGAGGACAAGTTTTCTCTGAACGACTTGTGGGTGATTGCTGGTAGTCCAGAAGATAAACGACCTTATGATTGGAAAGATTTAAAGCAGACGAAAGAATTCATGTCTTCTATTTGCAACGTTTTAAATACCGACAAAAACGGTATTATAAAAACGAAAAGGGGTAAAAGAGGTGGTACATATGGTATTAGGCAAGTTGCATTGGAATATGCGCAGTACCTAGATACAGATCTGGCAGTACTGGTTAATGAGGTTTTCTTCCAACGTATAGAAGAAGAGAAGAATCCCGATTTGATCGTTGATCGTGCCATAAACACATATAAAAGAAAAGGTAAAAATGAGCGATGGATTGCTCAAAGGATTCAAGGTAAAATATCCCGTAGCGCATTTACTAGTACACTAGCTTCCCATGGCGTGGAACGTGAAGGTTTCCGCAATTGTACAAATGCTATATATAGTCATTTGTATGGCGGTGGTACAAATGTAATACGTGAGAAGAAGAATCTTCCCAAAACAGCGAACATAAGAGATCATATGAGCATAGCTGAGTTGATGGCAGTGGGCCTTGCGGAAGCTTTAGCCTCCGAGGACATCGAGAAGAATGATCTAAGAGGTAACGGAAAATGTGAATTGGCTAGCGGAAAAGCATCCAAGATCGTAGCCAATGCAGTCATGGAACATAATAAACAAATTAAAATGATAGAAAGATGAGCAAACATAGAAGAAACAGATCAAATAAAATCATCCGTATGCCTTATTTAGCTAGTAAAGGTAATCTTAGGTTTATCCAGACGGAAGATATGACACTAAATGAAGTCAAAGAGTGGGAAGGCAAGTACAAAACCGTTTCAGTCAATTCAGATGATGGGGCTATTATTGAAATGCAAAAATCATATGTATACGGCATAGACAAAAAAGGACACAAGAGCATTAATCATGAAAGCACCGCATTATTTATTGCAGCATGCGACAATGTATGCGAAAAAGAGGTTACACTAGTTCTTTCCTCAAAAGAAGATGTAAGAAAATTACGAGACTATCTCAATAGATACCTAGAAGATAACCTATGATTAGATTTAGCATCACCAAAAACCTTAACTATGATAACCTGTGAACTATTAAATGATTGATTGAATATGAAAGACATAAACACGATACTAAACGAAATGCTTTTAACGTCCCAAAGGGACAAGAAGGCGATGGAGCGATTCAACCGGCAATCCTTGAAAATGGAGAGGCTTATCGACGAGCTGGAGAGGGCTTGCGGATTTAGCGGCACCAAGCCCAAGCCACATATGACCGTGTCGGTATACAACAACGGGAGGTCAAAGCCGGGAAGATTCGACCTCCGATCTTTAAATACGCATCTTTTAGCGCAATAGGACGAAGAGCCGTCTAGCCAATAAGGGGCGGACGGCTCTTCGCTTATCCCCTTGACGTTGGGTCAGGTTCCTCGAACTTAACGGATAGCCTACTATTCAACCTGTTCCGATCCAATGCGAAGCTTGATGATCTCTTATGGACAAGGGTAAATGTCATATCAAGATCCGGAACACGCAATACGACCTTGCCTTGTTGAAGGACAGCCACGAACGCCTTATAATTCAGCATATATTCCTCTTGCGTATCCCCGTGTATGTTGAACGTAAGGGTAAGATCCCGGCTAGCCACCTTGGGATTATTGAACACGACCCTCTTCCCGTTTTCCAACCGGCTCTCGTTCTCTATGAAATCCTTGTTTCCCGCTGGGGTTAGCAAGGTCTGGATAAAACCCTCTCCCATGGCGACACGATACGTGCCCCATGCGTCATTCCCGTTAATATATAGATCCCCTAACATAATATCCTTGCCGTTCCGTCGTTAATAATCTCCACCTCGCATCCCCCGATATTGACAAGCAATATCACGGAGTAGTTCCCGGCCTCTATCTTGGCCTTGCCCCCGTGCATCAAGATCACCTTATGCACCCTCGTGTTATCGTCATAACTCAAATACGCCACGGTATTACCTATCACACCTACGTTTGTTTTATTGTTAAGCTCAATTAGATCACGATCCACGTATATCCCGTAGGGAGCTATGTTTTTAGCCATGCCTCTAAATAAATCCAACGAAGGATAATTATTCTCCTCGCAAAACTCCCGCCCTTGCGGGGAAAAAAACAGCCAACATAGGCTCTTCCAGTCAGTGGCCTTGCCTGATTCACTGCAAGCCCCTAGCGAAATAGCCCGTCTCGTTATATCTCCAACATTCATACTACATGTTTTTAGTGTTAGTCTCTATACTTGTCAATTTATCCACCGCTTTTTTCAATTGTATCACGGTATTGGCGGTATTATCATTGATCTGCTGTAACTCTATATATATACTGGCGATCATCGTCCTAGTCTCATCCGCCACATCATACAACGAGGCTATCTTTACAGATATCACGTCCATACTGGCCTTTATATACAAGAGGCTCAAGAATTGCTCGGAGCCTTGCAAGAACAACAGTATCTCCTCCCCTGTCATTTGCAGGGCGGTGAAACGGCCATTTAACTCATCGGCGCTATCTTGAGACATTTTCTCGAAACCCCCGGATGTAGCGGTCTGCTCATATTTATCATTCCTATCCTCTTGGAAATACTTGCTTGACGTGTCGAAGACCTTCTGGGCCTCAGCGTCCATTTTTTCCTTCAACTTGTTCAACTCCGCTTCTTCCCAAGGCGAAACGATACCATCGGACATATAATCGGCCAGTTTCTTCATGAATTCCTCTACGGAAGGGGATAATTTCTTCTTCAAGAACTCAATGATAGCCGTCTTGATCAAATTTTGGACAATCTTAGTCGAAGCCTCTGCCGCATCAGTTCCTGTAGCCCACGCCTCCGAATACGCTTGGGCGAACTCGTCAATAGCGGACATGACATCGGTTCCTGTTATAGCCTCTACAGCTTTCTCCTTATTGTCCTGCAATTGAGCGTTGATATCCTCCAATTGCTTTTGCCAATCCTTGATCCGGTCATCGTCGGTCTTTTTCTTGTTCCTTTCCTCCTCGATCTGTTGTTGGATGATCACTTTTTGCTGCTCTAGCAATTTATTTTGCTGGTTTATGAGCTTAGAAGCGTCCGTAGAATAAGCCTTTTCTATGGAACGGCCTAGCTTCTCATACGAGGCATCCAACACATCGATCTGGTCTTGTAATCTCTGTATACGTTTCTCGTTCTTTTTGTCATGGATCTTAGCGATAGAGGACGCTAGAGAGGTCACTACCCCAATAGCAGCACCAGCGGCGGTTCCTATAGGGCCAAATAAAGACGCAGCTTTTTCTCCTATAACACCCAGTTTTTTTCCTATAGAAGCAGCTAGCTCACCAAACTTTTCCCCAGAAATAGCCCCCTCCATTCCTGATGATATAGAATCAAATATAGTCTCAAACCCATCCGCAACTTCTTCAATAGCATTTATATCAATAGACTCGCTTAGTTTTCGAAATGAAGTAGACAAGAATTGAACAGAGGTCATAACTTCATTTACACCCTCATTAATGAGCTGTAATGATTCCGTCAGTTTTTTGGGGTCGTCACCAGCGGCAAAGAATCGCCTCACTCCTTCTGTCACCTTGTCAAAAGCGGGTCGCAACTCATCGACCTTCTCGTTGGTGCTCTCAACGCTTTTCCCTGCCCTATCCATTATTTCAGGCATATCAGACCAAAGATCGAATTGTTCCTGCGTTATGCCTAATCCCTTGCCTTTTGATTCATCCCATTCGCCGGACCTAAGAAACTCCAAGGCCTCTTTCCCCTTGGTGGATATCTCTATCAACTCCTTTAGAGTCTTGTCCTTCATGTCTCCAAAAAGAGCGATTATGGCATTGGCGGTATTGCCACTTTTTATCTCAAGGTCGGAAAGCTGCTTATCCCATTCCTTCCCGAGTATCAATTTCTCCCCCTCGGTCTCGGCAAACGCTATTTTTTGCCCGTACTCGGCGGCGAGTGCCATTTTTTTGTCTTGATAAGTGCCATATTCCTTAAGATAATCATTCATGGCTTTACGTTGAGCCTCGATCTGCTCGTTCTCTACTTCTTGCGTGGACCGCATACGGGTAGCCTGAGCCTGCGTAATGGCTGTTTTTATTTCAACCGTTTGTTCTTGCGTGAGTTTTCCCCCTTGAGCCTCACGCCACTCTTTCTCCCTCTTACGGATAGCCTCTATTTCACGATCGTAATCATATTCTATTTGGGCGATACGCTTATCGGAGCCTTCTTCCATAAGATTTATCCTAGATTGCTGGTTCTTATTCTGGAGATCAAGTAATTGCTGATTAACACGCTCTTGTATTTCTTTTTGTTTTTCAGCCTCTTTCTTTTGCCTTTCTGTTTCTTGTTGAGCTTTTTTAAGTCTATCTTCTTCGTATTTATCGTACTTTTCAATGCCTGAACTAGAAAGAAGATCATCAGCCGCCTGTTCTTTTGCCTTACCAAGTTCAAAATAAGCGTCCGCATTCCGCTTTAAGGCTTGTGCGTCTCTATCTACAGCTTCCGCTTCATGATCAAAACTTTTTGCCCTATCTTCTACTAATTGTTGATGAGATTTTATATTACCAAAACGAGTATCTTGTATAACCCCGGTTGCGTCAATTTCCTGTTTTTTACGAGTTTCACTTGCTTTTTCTCTAATTTTATCTGCCTCTATTTCTTTTTGGATAGCCTTTTTATATTCTTCGGCAGCTAAATCTTGAGCGGCAGTAGCTTGAGCACGCAATTTCAATGAGTTTATGAAATTATCTGTATTATCCACAAACAAATTCTCAGCGTCTCTTACAGATTTAATCGAAACTCCCATCGAATCAAACGCATCTTTATTCTTCTCAATAAATTTCTGCTGTTCTTGCAAATTACCTGCAAGTTCTTTCCACTGTCTTTGATATGACTTAAACTGAATAATCAACTTGCTTAATTCTCCGGAATTTTTAGAAAAAGATTGGTTTAGCTCATCTTGTAGCTGCTTTGTATTTTTTATAGCCTCGCCTGCTCCAAATAATTTTTTCGTCCATTCGATAATATCCTTCCCATAGACAGATAAAAGCGTTATCGCCGCAACCAAGGCCGTTTGCCAACTGAAAATAGATGTTATCAACTGCTTCCAGACTGGAGCCACTTTTGCCACGTCATTATTTCCTGCCGCTACAGCCATCTTGAACGCCTTATACTCCGCAGCGGCTTTCTTCAGCTCATCGGCAAGCATCGGCAAGTTATTGGATATAGCCAAAAAGAATGTATTCCAGCCAACAGCAAGGGAAGGCAACTCCCTTGCGACCTGTTGAACCGACACGCTCAATCCGTTCCAACTACTGGCGTAATTGCCGACGTTCCGTTGATATCGTCCGGTAGCTTGCTCCGCCGAACTAATCTCCGTATTCAAGGCCTGTATCTGTTTTTGCAGGTTAGTCCCTACGGTCGCTTTCCTATCCGTAGCGGAAAGGCGGTCATACTCGGCATTAAGCAACGACAATTGCTTTCTCAACGCTACAAGGGAATCCGAGGCGGCTCCCTCGATCTTGATATTGTCCGAATATTCCTTCCTTAGCCTCTTCAGGGCCTCGTTCTCTAAAGCGTGCTGCCGGGTCTTCTCCTTCAGGTCGGTTAATATATTAGATCCCTTCTGGGAATTTTTATCCGCATCCGAGAGAGACAAGTAAGACTTATTGAGTTTTTTGATCTCGTCACTTAGGCCTTTAACCTTTAGTTGTTGCTCGACAAACACATCGGTAGCGTTATTCAATTCTTCTGTTATCTGACGAGCCCCATCAATAATACCATTAGAGACCTTAAGCTGCTCTATTACCCTTTGATAATTCTGCATCTGCTGCTCATAGTCCTTTAGTTTCCGTGTCGCCTCCTCGTATTTCCGGTTTAAATCGTCAAATCCCTTGGTATCTGTAGATACATCGAAATCCTTCAAGGCGGATTTCAACTCCTCCACTTCCTTTCGAAGATTTATAAGTTTCTGTAGATCGGCATCGACCTCGAAGTTTAGTTTAGCCATTAATCACCCTCCTTTTCCTTTCGCTTCAACAAATCACGCCCGGTTCTCTCCACGATCAAATCACCGGAAACGCTATGCAATATATCCTTCTGCATGATCAGAAGGTTTCGATATGGTATTTTATAAACCACGTCCTCATAAGACAATCCCAACGATTCCATGAACGTGGCCACTTGTCCTAGCATGGTCTCATTACCTGTTACCTTGGTGTCGCCGCCATTCTTGCCACGCTCTCGGCTAAGGCGGCACAGACGAAAAAATCCTCCGCGGATATGAATTTAACGACAGTCTCCAACGCCTCCCTTAGCTCATGGAGGGTAGCCCCATCGATCTCCTTGTACATATCAGCGCTTCCTAAAACGAACACAGACAATCCCTTTAATATATTTTCCAGATCGTTCCTCACCTTTTCAAGATCCTCCTTGCCCGATGTTGTCTTATCAATAAGAGATAGGTATTGTATACCTTTGCAAATCGTCGCTATTGTAGGAGGACTTACCTTATACGCCTTCCCCCCTAGGACCACGACCTTGAAATCCTCACCTAGGACAGCGTCAGCCACTAAACTAGCACCCTTGTTCATGTCACGTAAAAAAATTAGAATTAAACAAAAACGGGGACGAACGGAAAATACCGCCGTCCCCGTTCCTATAAGACATATTACATTCAATCCTTCAAGGATTTTCCTTCCACGTCAAACCAATACTCTGAAGCTATTGTCGTGGATGATTTCAGCGGGGTGGCGGACATCGACAAACCAACGGCCCCATCCGTGGAAGCCCCACGACCCACAAGATTCGCCTTTGGGAAAATGATAGCCACGTCATCATTGGTAATAGCGACGATACATTTATATCGTTGCTCGCCGGCGTTGCCACGTTCCCATCCCTTATCCGTATCCAAGGGTTTACCGCCCATAAGCTCGGCCTTGGTAGCGAAGTCATATGCCCCGATCACCCAATTCAAGCTCTGTGATCCTGCCTCAAACGATGACCGATATGTCTGGCCGGTCAACTCATCCTTGTATTCTGTTAACGTACCGTCCTCCTCGGTATATTCATAAGTCCCTTGATGGACGATTTGAACATCCTTGAAAGCCGTAAATAACGTCTCCAATCTCTCGTATGTGGGTGCAGCAACCAGAGGCTCCCCATAAAGTATCCTTTTTACGCCTATAGCAGAAATTGTTCTTCCCATATTACAATACTATTACATTTAAAACTTTAAATAATACTCTCACATTAACGTAGTGACATTTAAGATCCCTGTTAACCTCAATTCTAGTAGTGTCTACCTCGTAGGTATAAGGAGTGCCATCAAACACCGAGGTGTCCTTGAACACCTCCATGGACATACGTTCCAGCTTATTCATCCTGTCCAAATCAGGCGTTCCTTTCTCGTCCAGATCAGGGACGGCTATATTGACATGAACGAATCCCACCTTCCATTTAATTCCCGGCTCCGAGGAATTCGAGTGTACGGTAACCCTCTCCTCCTCAAGCTTACCTGTAGGCGTATCATCCTCCTTGTACACCCCGGTAACACCAAGTTCCAAGGCTTTCTTATATAAGATTGTCTGTATGTCCGTGCTTACTATCATTGTAACATAGCTATTACTTTAGCCTCGGCAGTATCTATCACGTTTAGCTTATGGATATCATTCACATAGCTAGCGTAATCCATTCCCGCCACGACAATCAATGTCACTCCCTTTGTATGCTTAGAAGCCAGATCCCTAGCGTAACTAAGCCCTTGCCTGCTCCCCTCGCTTCCATCCCCGGACTTTCCTTTAGCCCAGAACTGGACCGTCTTTTGGGATCTGGTCGTGAAAAAAACCTTCTCATAATTTTCCCCACGTCCATCTATCCTCTTAAACCCGCCTTCCTTTACGATCTTACCGTCCATTGATATGACATATCCCAATGAACTCCTCAAGTTTCCGGTAATATTGTTATATTTACCTTCTTGAACGGCGGTCTCATAAGCGGATTGCCCTAGTTGGGCAAGAAAGGCAAACACCTCACGATAGATCTCCAAGATGAAATCATCCACATCGGACAAATCATAACTTAACTTTATTATTCCAGCCATATTTGCCCGTAATTTAGATAATCCGTTAGCATCGGGTTGATAACAACGCCACTACTGCGAATACTCCCATCTTGGTTCAATACTCTCACGATATCCCCGGCATCAATCTTGATCTTATCTGTCACGACACGATATTTGTAATCAAAGGCTACGCCATTTACCGTATATACCCGATCGGCGCTCTTATCATAGCATTTACATCGTCCCAGTCTCTCCCATAACTCACCACCAGTCCCGGGAACAGGATTGCCATTGTCATCGTGATCATATTCCTTGACAACCTTTCGTTCTAATATGTGAGGAGCGTAATACATATCAATAATCCGTATAAGATGAGACTACCCCAAGACCGGAAGACACATCCGGGCTAACACCGTTCCGTTCGCACAGGAACAAATAATACCGCCGGAGGCCGTCCTTGTCCCAAGAGACAGAGAAGCCGCTCTCTTTGACGCTATCAGGGCGCAATAGCAGCGACGGGATGATCTCTATCATCCCTGTCTCTACCTTGCCTATGGATTCCCTAGACATCTCATCGTCCGGGGATAACCCCGATTTGATGCTGAAATCCAGCATATCCGCCTCGGATAGATCTCCATAAGCCGAGAATTTCTGCCCTATGTAGTCTCTTATCGTCATGCCTCCACCGTCAATGAGTAAATACCATTAATCTCGGTAAGGACCGGCAAGGATAGCGATTGAGCCTTGGTAAACTCTACGCCATTGGAATTATCCGTCTCGCCCTTGCCCCATTGAGAGATACGAATCCGGCCATAATTAGAGTAAGTAACGCCCGGTTCCTGTCTCAACTCATTATCGGCGTAAGCGTTCTTGATGACACCTAATTTACCTGCCGGGACAAAGACGATATTCTTGTCATTCCAAGGCTTGTACTCGGATAACTTGCCGTTGTCTTGGATACGGGTGATACGTCTCACTGTCTCTATGACAGGAAGGTCATTAGAGCGTAAGAACTCATTCAAACCGGACATCAAAATGGGAGTGCCGGATTTGTCGGTCCCAAAAATGACCTGTTTCATCTTCCTGCTCTTAAGCAAATAAGACAATCTGGCCGGAGACATCAATATCTTATCAAACGTCACCTTGTCTTGGGCCGCATCCACGACACCTTGGATATCCTCGAAAGGATCGACGTTGTCCTTATTGGTATCCGTCCAGTCAAGAGTAACGCTAGCGATATTCTCGGGCGGCATCTTGTAATCAATAATACCACGTACCCCTCCTTCAGGGTTATTATTGGCATTAAAGGTAAATACCCCCTTGTTAGACAAGGCACCCAAGAAAATAATATCGAGCTTAGATTGTACGGATTTAACAACGGTAGATACGTTATTCCACATCAGATTAATGAGCTGCTGTGTCTTCTGGTCATCCGTCAACATCCTAGAGTCTAGGATCTGCAAGACCTTACGATACTCCTCGATCGGCATTGAGTAACTCATCTGGTGGGTAAGGACCTTTTGCTTCAAGGTCTCAAGCCCCTCCGTACCCAAGATCGGTTCCTTTCCCTTGGAATCAAGGGTAGCCGCCGCCACGCTCAAGTTGTATTGCCCGATCAGCTCCTCAAAATTAAGGCCGATAGTCGGGACATCCCAATCAAGATAACGCTCGTAGATATTCTGGTCAAACAAGCGCTTGCGAAGCTCCGTGGCAGCGTCAATACGAATCTGAACCTCTTTTGTCAGTTCGCCAAAAATAGAACTATAAACATCCATCGTTAACCTCCTTACTGTCTAATATACTTAATAGTGGGATTATTCTTCATGCTGAATCCCGTCAACCATGAGGAAGGGACTGGATAAGCCACATCCTTAAGGATAAGGACCTCATATCCCGCCGATACCGTCTGGAAAGACATATTCTTCGTATAGACAAACGTTGTCTCAACCACAGCGTCAGGCTCATCCGTTCCCACGGCAAGAATCGCCCCTTCTGTAGCTGATTCTACGGCGGCAGCCAATGTAACCACGTCATAATCAGAGTTGCTTGAATCTACGGAACTCACGTTCTGCCCACCAATAAAATCTCCCTTGGCGACAAAGCTATCTTTCCCTATACGTGGCTTAGTGGCCGTTCCTCCGGCTAATACCTTAACGGCCTTACAGATCTTGCACTCCATGCGATCAAAGTCCAGCTTGATAGGAGTGCCTTTTCGCACGATTGTCCCTTCCGCCAACTCAGTGGTTAATTTGAAATCTCCGGGAAGGACTGCGCATTCCCCGCGCCAAAAGACGGGGAACGATCCTTTAATCTTTGTTTTGTCAAATTCGATACCCATAATCTTTTACTTTAATTAGCGTCCGGCAATGATTTGGCCCAATCCTTAGCGAGCTCCTTGCTCTTTTCCTTGGACGTAGAGACAGAGAACGCCGAACCTTTTTCCTCTAATCCCTTTGCGACCTCATTTTGTCTCACCTTGGACAGATAAGTATCAATCGCGTTATCGTCCATATCGTCCGTTATAGCGAAGCCCTCCTCTATCCGTTCCTTTGAGATCTTAAGGCTCTTGGCCTTGTCAAGGATCAGATTGTGTCTTTCAGCACGTGCTTTCTCCTCCTTAGCTTTATCATTCTCGAAGGTCAAGAGCCGGATTTTCTCGTCCTGCTCCTCACGATACTTCTTGAACCAATCCGGCTCCTCGTTTTTATCTGGTTGCTGTTGCTGGCCGCCCCCCTTGCCTCTCAACTCCTCTAATTCCTTCTTGTAATTTGCGCATTCGGTTCGCACCTTATCCAAGGAACTCTGGTAAGATTTCAACATTGATTCTTGCCCTGCTACCGCAGTTTCAAGATTATCGTCCGTAATCAGGCCAGTGGACCCCAATGATTCTGCCACGGACCTCAAAACATCCTCCGTTAACCCAAGATTTGAGTACTTCTGTTTTAACTGCTGGAAAATCTTCTCTTTCATGCTCTTGCTTTTATTTTTTCGCATAAAAGTATTGATACATAAGCTTGTAATAAAATAAAAACGGGTTATATACATGACAATAGACCGATTGTCACAAAAACAATAGGGCATGGCTATAAAATAACCACGCCCATTAAATTTAATGATATCAAGGTACGACTTAAACCGGTCTTATTCTTGAGTGGAATCATCCGGAGCTTGCGTCTTTTCTCGCTTCTCTTCTAATATCCGTCGAATCTCCTCCTCCGGCTTATCAGTCAAGGACAGCATGTCTACCGCCGTTTGAAGGGACACCAATCCTGACTCATAGAGTTTCGCTATCATATCTATTCTCTTATCCTTATCCTCGGCGAAAGGCTCGGAGAACTCATGTTGCAGGTCGAGCCTGCTTAACTCCTCTCTCATGCCGATATGAGTGACGTTCATCATGATAGCCAATATAAGATTCTTCTCACGGTCTATCAATATATCATATATCTCTTTCAAGTTATCCCTTTTCATGTATCCAAGGACCAAGGCCCTTTTCAATGCCTCCCCGGATAATGTCCCAAGCCCCTTCATGTTCTCGTAACTGAAATCCGGGGTGAACGTATCGAATAGTATGCTTGATGACAGGTCTTTTTTCTCCGCCTCTTTCATCGTGGAATAATCGGGCGGAACGAGATACTCGGCAGCGCTTTTGTCCTTATCGGACATGGTGATAACCTCTCCTACCATATTAGATCCTCCCCCTACTATGCTCTGAATGACATCAGCGGTTAATTTCAATTTTGGATCGGAGAAATAATTATTGGAATCCGCCGCCTTGCTATCAACCGCTTCCTCTCTGTCTATACGCTTTTGCACCCCATACCATGCCTTGTTTTGACGATAGTAGATAACATTTATTTTACCCGAAGGATTAAGCAATGGCGTAACATCCCATCCGATATCCGCTCTCTTGCATCTATAGATGTATTCCGGGGTCTCTATATCAAAATGCTCTACGGACTTATCGCCCTCAAGCAACGTATATCCATAACCAAAAGCTATCATGTTATCCCATTGATCAAATAAAGGCCGCAATGTATATCCTTTTGATTTGGATATAACCTTAACCTTTACTTGGGGCATACCATTTTCCCTGTATATATGATAAACCTTAGCGCTCTCCGTCTCCGCCCCAGCCAAACGCTTGGCCTCCCGGATTGTCGTGTTGAATCGAGTATCACGGAGAAAATCACCGAATGCCCTGAAAGCCTTATCCGTATCATCCGATACAGCTTTCCACAAGATAGGCTGCCCGAGGAGAAAAAACAACTCGACCTCATTTATATACGCTTGCCTTCCTCTTGGCAATTTCTCCGTAATATACGGTTCTTGATTTTTCCTGTGCTTATTAAGACGCTTATTAACCTCATGGGATTCCGGGTTATACTCCAAGATCGCTTGGGAAACATCCCTGTCCCGGCATTGCATCATTGACATGGCCCGGCTTATATCCCTATCCTTGATAAGGCTGACAAAGTCCCTCTCCACTCCCAACGAGTTCAATATCTTGTTTTGGAAAACCTGAAATATAGCGTCTATGTAATTCATGTTAAAATCCTAACTCCTCCTTCGAGTACAGTCTTGTTGTTAATACTTTTCCTAGAAGCTTGCCTATCGTCCAATAACGTGCCCCATCGATAAGATGGTTATACCCGTCAATAGGCTCATTGATAAATTTACCGTCCTTGTTTTGTTCGTATACATAGTTCCTAAGCTCTTTTATCAAGTTTAAAGATCTCTTGGTGACACAAATCTTATACTCCATCATCTTGATAATACCTCCCATAACAGATCCCTTGTACTTGTCCGCAGGGTATATGATTATCCCCGCATTTGATATTTCTTGTATAAGCCTTGGATCGGCGCTGTCAGCGTAAACTACCAAGCCTAGGTCTTTCAATACCTTAATAATCTCCTTGGTTAACATATGGGTACGGTAACATTTCTCGTCAAGATATAACCTATCATCAACCAATCCGCATCTAACTATAGCGGTAGGGTCATAGCTATATCCAAAGTCAAGCCCTAACGCCACATGCTTGGCATAGGAAGGGAACTCGTCCACGATCTCGAAATCAGGGAACACCAACCCTTCGGCCATCGCCCGCTGCCCTAACCCATAAACCGCCCAAAGCACCTTATTCTTATTCTTCAATGACTCTATCTCATCGATGATTGTTTGCTCTAAAAAAGGATTGTCCTTATAAGTGGATATAAAATGATACGTCCTAGGGTCATTGTTCAGATCGCAAATCCAGTGCTCGTCACTGAACGACGGGTTATAATCAATGACAGAGAAAAGAGTGGTACGCATCACCAGTTGCTGCCACTCAAGATAAGATATCTCATTTCCCTCGTTACAATAAAGTATATCACGTTTCCTTCCTCTTATCTTCTGCTCATCATCCGTGGAAAAGAACTCCACGAATGATCCATTTGGGAACGAGTAAACCATCTCCGACTTGTTCATGCACCTATTATCCCATATACGGAACTTATCGATCATGATTTCCTTGAAATCCCGGAAGACAGATCCCTTCAGCGCCGGCAATGTCTTCCTCACGATAGATAGAGACAGCTTAGGGTTATGAAGGATATACGCTATAAGGAATATCAATATGTTATAAGTTTTACTGCTCCTTGAAGATCCTTGGGCAGATATGATCTTATAACCGCTATCCAAAGCGCCCTGTACCTCCGTATATATCCTAGTCGTCTGTATCACCATTGATAACGTCCTCCCTCTTGTCAATAACCTGAATAGTTATGGATTTATCCTCGCCATCTATATTGACCTCCGATTTGACAGGCGCATCCCATCCCATCATCTTCGAAAGGCGATCCAAAGCGTCTATCTTGGAATACATCTTTACCTCAAAGCCCTTATCCGTACTTTTGACCGATTGGATAGCTAATTGGAAAGACAAAGGCAGTTTAGACAAATCTTTTATCAAGAAGATCACATAGTTCTTTCCCCTCTTGATTTGCAACATATCCACGACATTAGCCCGTGCTATATTCTTAAGGATATCAATAGCCTCGTCTTTGGTTATATCCGATCTTCTTTGTAAATCAGCTTGCAACTCTTTTACCCTTACCGCTATCTTACCGTTGGCTAGAAGCTCGCAAGCCCTTATATTAATAGTCTCGGGTCTCATATTCTCGCAAGAATAAGCACGCCTATACGCCTCGGAAGCATTGCCTGATTCCAAGTAATAATTACAGAACTTCTCTTGCTTGATTGTCAATTTCATGTCTTTGCCTTGAATAAAGATCAAGACCAAAGTTATGTCATCGATATTTATGGTCATAAATAAAGAAAGGGCAATTCGTGACAACAGGTAGAATGTCACGAATTACCCCTAAAAAACCACAAAATTTATTTGGTCTTACCCAGCCGAATCGATATCTCAGAGAAAATACGCTCTATATCTTGCCTAAAGTACTTATACAATTGATAAGAAAAAACTATGCCATTGATATTGTTGGAAACGACTGTCTTCTCCTTAATCCCTAGCACGTTCCCTAGTTTTTCCCTCAACCCAGCCTTCATCTTACCGCCAGCCAAGGTCATAGGGGAATAAAGATATAATATTATGAATATGAATTTTTTCCTTTGCGGTACATTCCCTTTAGGGATTGGCTTTCCTCCGAGGGCTATCTCCTTGAACCACTCATATAGGGTATCGATCATACCCAAGTCAGTTAACACAGGTTTAGCGATCTCCGATTCACGCTCAGAGAGTCTGTACTTTTGCTCACGAATGGATTTGAGCTCAAAAATATTTGAAAACATATTTTCGTAACTTTAAGTTACGCACCTGTCCCGCAAATATAGCGAATAATATACATGGTAGCCAAGCTGTATCCATAAAATATGTTATTGATCATAATTGGGAGTTGAGAAGGAAAAACGTTATATTTGTCACGATGGAGAATTAAGACATCAAAAATCCTATAAAAAAACGCCTTTTACGTGTATTTTTACGTGTAGTAATAAAAACAACCTTGACAATCAGCAGATTACCAAGGCTGTTGTGGAGATGGAGAGACGTTGAACTAAAATTAGTTTACAACCGGTTTCAGCAATTTGTCCATGTT